TACGCCAAAGCCGGATTCCGTTTTTGCCGCAACACCTTATGCCGCCCCCTTCTTCGGGGTTCGGGACTTTTTCGGGACTTCCTTGCTGCGCTTCTGCTCCGAGTGAAGGTCCTCCATCGCTGCTGCGACCTCCTCATCAAGGACGTGGGCATAGCGTGTTGTCGTCTTGAGGTCGGCGTGATTGAGCACCTTCTGAACGGTTTTCAGGTTGCCGGTCTTGCGCAGCAGTTTGGTCCCGACGTCGTGGCGGAAGTCGTGGAACCGTAGGTCGACCAGGCCGGCATCCTTGCGCAGCTTCTTCCACTGCGTCTTCAGGCCTGAATAGGTGACCGGATAACGTTGCCCGCGAACGCGGGCCTCACCGTCACTTTTGTAGGATGCATTGGCCTTCCGAGCCCGCTTGGCCTGGTAGGTAAAGACGAACTTCGGGTGATGCCCGATTAGCGGCCGCAGGATGTCGCGTACGATCGACGTAATCGCGGTCTTCACCAGCCGGCCGCCCTTGCCGTCACGCGTTATCCATCCGGTCTGCCAGTTGACCATGGGCCATTCGATTAGGCACTCGTCGAGCCTAAGGCCGGTCGCTCGGGCAAAGGCGAAGATCGGCTCGTAGTCGGACCGCATCTTCGCGTCGATAGCTTTTCCCTCGTGCTCGTGCACCTCGCGAATGCGCTCTCTTGGCTCTGGAAGGAAATGCTCTTTCCAATCGGGTTCATTCGGGAAGGTGTATTTCCATGTTCGCTTGGCGCGGGTGAAGAGCTTTTTGAGGACCAGGATGGTGGACCGATTGACTGTGGCGGCCGAAACGAATCTCATCGGCTTGCCGTCTGCGGTTTCCGCCTTGCCCCATGCCGTTTGGGTGCGGCGCCACTGAACGAGTTTGGCAACTTCCGAATCGGTAATGTCGCTTAGCAGCGTGTCGGGCAAGAAGTATGAGATCAGCCTGGCAAGATCGGTGGATGTCGTGTCGGCGTTCGCATGGAGCTGGCCCTTTTCCAACCAATATCGGTCGGCTGCGGCATTGATTGTCAACGGTCCGCCATCGGCGTTCTTTGCTGCCTCGACCGACTTGCGGGCTTTCTCGCGTTCGTCCTTCTCTACCTTTTCCGCTTCTCGGCGAGAAGTTTTTCCCGTCGTTCCATGAAACCGATGACCCCCAAGCTGGAAGTCGAAGTGGTAATACGGCGAGTTTTTGGGCTTGTAGGTGGACATTTACGCATCCTGCGGCAGTTGATGAAGTCCAGAATATCCTTCCGATCAAAAGCAATACGTGGTCGTTTCTTACCCGAGCCTTTCGGAATGAAGGCTATCTCGCCTGCATCGACGTGTTCGCGCAAGACCTTGACGCTGATGGTCAGCATCTCTGCTGCCTGCGCCGGCGTAAGGAGATCAAGCTCGGTCATGTCCCCCCTCCGTGTTTTTCCGGATCGCGTTCCGGCTGGTGATCATGCGATAGCCGTCGGAGAACCGGACCTCGCAACTGTTCATCGTTCCGCGGGCGAGGACCTCGCAGGGCTGACCTTTTCGTCCCTGCCGATCCCAGCGATAGATGTAGAGGAGGACGATCATGCGGCCGTCCTCGCAAAACCGTTGTGCTCGACGCCGTCGAGCAATCGCCCGGCTGCCTTCTTGCCCACGTTCCGGACCGCCGTCACTCTTTCCCCGTGAAAACCGGTTCCCCCGGCGAGGTTGAGATATCGGGTGGCACCGCTCCCCATCTGACCGTCGGTGAAGGGAGCGCGGCGCCAATCAGGATCGTCGATGTCGCGATCGTAGAAGGTGACCCAACATCCCCACTGCTTGAACAGGAACGGTGTGTTGGCCTGCTGGCACTGGTCTCGCAGCCCTCGAACCCATTCGACGTGCATCGGCCGAGCGCCGGAACCACTTTCTCCGCCGGCAATCACCCAGTCCAGCCGGGAACGGTAAAGCTGATGGGGATCGAGCCACGGCCAGAGATCCAGCCGGCCGAGAAGAGGTTCCGTCGAGACGAAAGCGTAGAGCGGACTGAGCGCGGACTTGGCGGCAAGCAAATGAGGCAGGTTCAAACCTGCCCGCGGCTGATCTTCGACAGTCGTTCCGAGCGCGACATTCCACGGGAGGCCACCCGCGAGCAGAGAAAGCCGGATGATGTTCTGCGGACGTTTTGTCAGAAGCAGCCAATCGAGATCGGGGCAGGCCCTGATCAGCGCGAAAAGATCCCGGCGCCATTTCGGGTCGACCTGGTTGTCGAATACATCCGCCAGGGAGGCGCAGAAGACCCGGCGCCGCCGGCCATGTTCGGCGAAAAACGCAACAGCATGTTCCTGCCACTTGACCGGGTTCCGCCAGTAGGCGTGCGTCGTTCGCCGACGCGGGTGGTTTCCCCACTGCACCGTGCCGGAACGTTTTGCCCAACCTTCTGCATAGCAGTGGTCGCAGGCGGGACTGATTTTTGTGCAGCCCGTCCACGGATTGAATGTGCTGTCGCACCACTCGATTGCCGTCGTCTCAGCCATGGTTGAACAGGCTCCCTTGCGCAGCTGCAGGAATCTCTTCGGCCTCTGGCGGCTGGATGATCCTCGGCCGCCACTGGAAAAAGCCGAGAGCTCCCTTGACCGGAATGAATTCGACCGGCCGAGTGTCGGCAAGCACGAGGGCTTTCGGACCGAAAAACCAAGGGCTGTCATGCGCGGAAACCACGTCGATGACGGTGGTCACTCCGATGATGCCGCCCCGCTGGAGATCCTCGAGGAGTGGTACCTGGTTGATGCCCAGGCTCCAGATGAACTGCCTTGCTTCGCCATATTCGCCACGGGTCATTCCGGCCGAGGCATGGAGGCAGACGCGGCCGCGAAAGCGCAGGCCGGGGTTAGATGGCCCCCAATCGCGGTTTTCAACCGGCTTTCCGGCGTGGACGATTGCCCAGGTCCAGGGCTGCCGAACGGACAGTGCGAGAAGCGGAAGGTCGCTGGACATCCTACGCCTCCCTACCAAGATGCGTGGGGGCCACCCACGGAATGAGCGGGGTTGCATAGGCCAGCATGAGGGGATGACGCGGCTGACCATCGAGAGCCATGCTCCAGCACATCGGCGCGGCGCCGGCCTCTGTCAGGACGTCAACGACGGAACGCCAACGGGCACGCAGCGGCTTCGGAAGTTTGGATAGCGGACCCCAAGCAACGATGTGGATATCAGCACCCTTGATGGCCTGTGCGATGTGAGCGTCGTTCTCCGGACCGATCGGGTCCGTGGCAGAGCGCAACACCTTCACATCCTTGTCGATCAGGGCATACTTGTTCCACACGATGACCTTGCTGGCACCCATGCGCCTTGCAAAGCCATCGACCTTCGTCATGGTCGGGTCGTTCTGTTGGCCGTCCGCTTTGGATGGATTGACCATTCCAAGCGAGATGACAGGACCGCTTCCACCGAAGTCATGCTCCAGCAGATACCGATACAGTCCACATTCGGAGAAGACGGCGCGTCGCGTCATAAGAAGATCGGTCATTCGATGCCCACCTCCCTCGGCTGGGGCGCTGGTGCGTAGCCGGCCAAGGCGTGGCGAGCGATGTCGCGGAACCTGTGGCGTGACTGCTCGACCTCATGCGTGCTGCTGGACGGATGAATATCGTTTGCATCGCGGATCGCCAGCAATGCAGCCCGCATTACAGTGATACGATCGCGCGCCCATGCCGGCAGCGCTTCAAGCGCGACCTGTTCCAAGGCGGCAATCTCGGCATCCGTGAGGTTGATCGTCATCGTCTTCCGCCGGCCGCCGGCTCCGATCTCAAGATCGCCCTCGGCCGCTGCGCGCTTCTCGAACCAGTCCTTGTCGATCGGGAGTTTCATGGGATCACCCACCCTGTGTTTCCGTTTTCGTCTACGATAGACGCGCCGTCCTCCGTCGCGGTAGCGGCAAGGGCGGCAACTGCAGAGCGTAAGCCCTCGAATGCATCGAAGGGTACGATCCAACATTTCTCGCCGCTGTCGTCCTCGAAGCTGGCGAGATGGCCGTTCCGCTTTTTATAGGTGTCGGATGCGGACGCGATCACCTCTCGCGCGGCTTCGATTACGCGGTCGAGCGCCGCCACATGTGACTGGGGTGGTGGGGAGACAGCGATCGGCAGGGCCGATCCGTGCGGCTTCGTCGCCTGCTTCGCGCGGATCTTTTCGATCTTGCCCCAGCAGCTGACCAACTCATTTTCGCCAGCAACATGCATGTCGAGATCGTGAGGCTCGCAGAAGGCGGCAAGCGTGACCATTACGCCGCCGGCCTCCTGCGGTGGGTCGCCGACCGGACGTGAATAGACATAATCTTCGAGAGCTCTAATCCGTTCGCGCGGGTATCCGACCGACTGCAACAGCTCGAACGTCTCTTCAAGGTACCTGTCACCGCGCTCGAGCTTGTCGGCAGAGACGGCCTCACCAAAGCATGCATTCATCCATTTCTGGACGCGGTTCTGAAACGACTGCATGATTGTCTCCTCACACTCGCATCGGCATCAGGACGATAAGGTCTTCGATATGATCGCCGTCGGAGCGCAGAACTGCCGGCGATCCGGCATCTCCGAGATGGAAATGGATCGTACCTTCCGAAAGGTGGTTGAGCGCGTCGGTCACGTATTTGGCGTTGAAACCGGTTTCGACCTCGGCATCGCCCTCGAACGACACCTCGTCCTCGGCATTGCCCGCATCGGGATTGTTGACGGCCAGCTTCAGGGTCCCGGCGGCAAAGGTCATCTTCACGGCCCGGCTGCCGCTCGAGACTGTCGAGACGCGGTCAATCGCGGCTGCGAAAGGCTTGCCCTCGATCTCGACGAAGCCGGAATGGCTCGGGATGACGCGCACATAGTCCGGAAAGGTGCCGTCGATCAGCTTCGACAGCAACACGATATCGCCGATCACCATGCGGATCTTCGCGTCGGAGACCTGAAGCTGCATCAAGCCTTCCTTCGGCAGATGCTTGGCGATCGTCTCGACAGTCTTCTTCGGCACGATGATGCCGGGCATGTTCTGCGGCGCGTCCTCGACAGATATGAATCTCTTTGACAGGCGGTGCCCGTCTGTCGCCACCAGCTTGATACCGCCCTCGGCCGGGTGAAAGAAGATGCCGTTGAGGTAGTAGCGCGTTTCCTCGGTCGAGATCGCGAAGCCGACAGCCGCGAGCGCTCGGGCCAGCGCGGGAACCGGTACTTCAAGGGAAAAGGGAAGCTCCCCGATGGCCATGGACGGGAAGTCGTCAGGCGGAAGGACCTGAAGCCGGAACTTGGATCGACCAGCTTTTACCATGATCGCCTGGAGGCAGTCGTCGGCGGCAGTTACGTGAATGTCGGCGCCGTCGGGCAGTTTGCGGACGATGTCGCTCAACATATGTGCGGGAACGGTGAAAGGGCGGAAGACCGTTTCCACGTCGGCAGAGAAGGGGATCACGGCTTCCAGGTCGAGGTCGCTGACGCGCGCGGTCAGCCGGCCGCTCTCGCCGCGCTCGAACAGGACATTCGACAGGATCGGAATGGTGTTGCGCCGTTCGACGATCTGGCCGACGAGCTTGAGGGCGTCAAGAAGAGCGGTCTTGCTGGCGATGAACATCGTTTAACCTCGAGGGGAGATGGAGCGGCGCGGGATGCGCCGCTCTCAATTGACTAGGCGGCCATTTCCGGAGAGCCGACGAACTTCGGCAGCTCGGTTTCGGACGCAGCGGCTTCGAGATTGCGCAGGACTTCCTGGGTGATGAACACGTCCGGCCGATAGAGCAGGACCGTCCATGACAGTGAGCCGGCGCGAACGCGGTAGCGGAGGCGAACCGGGATGCGCATCGGCGCGCCCATATGGAATGCCGGGATCTGCAGGATGAACATGCCCGGCACCTTCAGCTTGTTGCCCTGGGCGTCGTTATGCTGTTCGTCCCAGGTAATTTCACCTTCGCCGGACTGCAGCACCAGGTTGCTCTTGACGCGGGTCTCGGTATGAACGGCGAGACCGCGGGAGAGGGCGACGAGCTCGTTGGGGTAGGCGACCTTGAAGCTGAACTTCGCCTGGAAGTCCTCTTCCTCCTGAGTGTCGGGAGCGGACAGGTCGGCAATGTGATCTTCGATGAATTCGGCAAAGGCCGTCTGGTCGAGCGGCTTGTTGTGGATGCCGGACCATGCCTCCCATTCCTCCGATCGGGGGAATTCATAGAGGACGCGGTGTTTGCCGTTGTCTGCCGTGCCGCCGTTCGCCTTCTGATGATAGTCGATCACGGTCACGAGCGATGGCTTTTGCCAGTCAGTGTCGGCAAAGATGACGCTATCGGCCGTCTTGTGACGGTTGGTGAGGTCGATGAAGCTCTCGAGCGTCGTCACCTGCGCCACGCCGCGTTTGGTCGCCGGCTTCTCGCGCCATTCCTCCGCGAACGGCTTCAGGCTTTTCGCGGCGCCGGTCTTGGCGTCGATGAGGACCGGGATTGTCGTCGGAATGCCATGAATGTCCGGAGGCGTGAATTGATCAACACGGATGTTGCCGTCCCTTGTGAGGTCGGCAATCGCCTTGACGGCAGTTTCGGTTAGCTGGTCCATGGAGGAATATCCTTCGGTTTGGGGCTGGACTTACTGGCTGGGAGAGCGGCGGCTGTGATCGATTTCGCGCGGACCGCCGAACATGTCGTGCTGCTGGGGATGCTCGGTCGAAAGCTGTCCGCCTTCGATCAGCCAGTAGACCGTTGACTTGCGGGGCAGCTTCGGGAGCGTGGGCGGCGGGATTTCCGCGTTGATCTCGACCATGCCGTTCTTGACGGACAGGTTGAGTTTCAGCGAGACGCCGCCCTTGTAGGTGACGTTCGGCCGGTCGTCGGAAAGTTCCAGAAGCTTTTCGAGTGTTTCGGAAAGCTTCGTCGACATTTCCTGGTTGAGCTCACCCGACTCGAGCATGCCGATCAGGGTTTGCGCATCACGTATGACTTGCATGGTGGTTCTCCGTTAGAACGCTAGAAGGGAATGTCGTCGTCGAGGTCTCGCGAGAAGTTCTCGGAGCTGGACGAGGATGAGGCGGGGCGCGAGGACTGTCCGGCGGCGCGATCGGGTTCATACCCGTAGTCGCCCGGACCATTGCCGCCCTGGCGATATCCGGAGCCGTTGCCACCGCCTCCGGTCATGGTCAGAGAGGCGTTGTAGGCCTGCAGGACGATCTCGGTCGAATATCGGTCCTGACCCTGCTGGTCCTGCCACTTGCGGGTCTTGATCTGACCTTCGACCAGGACCTGCGATCCCTTTTTGAGGTACTGCTCGGCGACCTTGGCAAGAGCCTCGTTGAAGATGACGACCCGGTGCCACTCGGTCAGTTCCCGCTTCTCGCCCGTGTTACGGTCTCTCCAGCTTTCTGAGGTAGCGAGCGAGAAGGTGGCGATCGGCCGGCCATCCTGTGTCCGACGGATCTCAGGATCAGCGCCAAGGTGGCCAAGCAGGGTTGCGCGGTTCATCGAGCCCGACATCAGTGAACCTCGACGGCGTGGGCACGGACGAGGCGGTAACCCTCGAACCGGCTGCTCTCGATGATGACGCCGCGATCGCTGACGATCTTGCGAAGCTTGTGCACGTAGCTGTGGATGTTTTCGATCGCACCCTCCGGACCGCCATCGGGATCATCCCAATAGACCTGGTCGGCGAGATTTTCCGTCGTGAGGAAGGCGCCCTTGGCGGCGAGCAGCGCGGCCAGGACACGGCGCACCCGGCGCGGCATGGAGATAGTGAATGGATCGATCACTAAATGACCGGACGTGATCAGCTGTCCGCAGGCGACACAGGTGGGGAGACGCTGCAGCATCACGCGTCTTCCTTCTCGCGAACGATTTTCACGCGCGTGACGATGCCGTCATATTTTCGTTTGGCGATGCGGCGGGCGTCGCTGCTGTCGTCGGCGGGAACATTGAGCTTCGTGCCGTCCTCGAAGTGGACGCGGAACAGGATCTTGGTCGTCATGCGACCCTCCTGTCTTCGACCTTGTACTGAACGCCAGCGACGAAGCCGGCGGACGCATTGACGACATTGACAATGAGTTCTGCGATCGACTTGACGTCGGCGTCGGCCCGCTCGTTGTTGTGGTCGACCACGAAGACATCATTGCCGTCGGCATCCAAGACACTGCCAATGTCCTCGATCGAGGCGCTCAGCGGCAGTCTCACGTCGAAGGCCGACAAGGAGGCTCGTAGCGCGTCCAGCTTTTCAATCAATTCCAGTTTCACGGCTGCACCTTCTGTCTGGCGGCGCAGGCAATGGCTGCCTGGCGAGCGATCTGATCCGAGCCGATCAGCCGGTGGGCCATCTCGGCAAATTTCTCTTCCGCGTCGGCCTGACCCCAAAGCTTGAACGTGCCGGTGGTCTTCGGTCGAGACGAGTTGTTGAACTGAGATGCGGCCCGCGGCCCAAAGCGCTGGATCGCTTCCTCACGGCACATGCGATCGTCCATGTCCTTGACGACCTTCTTTTGCCGGGTGGTCCAGAATTCAGGAACGGGCAGCGCCGCGGCGGTGTAGATCGCCTCGTCCCATTTATCCTTGAGCGCCTCGATAGCTTCAGAAAACGCGCCGGTTTCGGCCATGCCGTGCACGGACAGTAGATGAGAGTTCAGAAGTTTCTCCACCGGGCGAGTGATGTCGCCCAGCGCCCATTCATGAGCGTCATGAAGGAAATAGAGCCGCGCCTCCATGTGGCTGCCTCCCTCGTTGAGGATAGCCTGGGCGCCCATGACGCTGTGCTGCGCAACGGACACACCGCGACCGTTGAAGCGGCGGATACCCGCTAGCGTCTGTCCAACTTCGATAAAGCAGACCGATCCCGGGTGGGGGCAGGCGAGATCGAAACAGGTGCCATCGGCATGAAAGGACCATGCCGGTTCGGCGGCGAGGCGTGAGATGGTGGCGAGTGCGGTCAACGGTCAAACCCTCGTCGCGGCATAGAAGCCGAGTGCGAAGTAGACCGCGGCCGCCATGAGGAAGGCGATGGCGCGATTATGGATCGCAACGCGCTCGACGAGTATGTCGGATAGACGACGGCGGCTCGCCGCCTTGATAAGCGCGACCCGAGCTTCGAGATGGGGATTACCCTTAGGCAGAGGGTGGGATGATGTCGAAGCCATAGCTCAGGCCTCCACGATCTGGCGCGTCGATTGACGGCGGGCGATACCAATTGCCTTCGCTCCAAGTCGCTTGACGACTTCTTCCGGGTAGCCGCGCTCACCGAGCGTTTCAACGGAGACGTTCTGGCCCGCGAAAGCGAGTTCCCGCATGTCGTCTGCCATGCGCTCAGCTAAGGAGCGAAAGCAGCGCGGCGGCTGTTTGACGGTCTGATAGGTTGGGGTTGGTTGAAAGCGGATCATAACTACGGTCCCTCGGTGGTGGAGCCATGATCGTAGTTGATACCTACATTTTGGTCAACACAGAAAATGTAGCTTATGGCTACGCATTTCGGAGTCGACTCTGATTCGGTTCTGAGTCTTTAATGAGAACGTAGTGAGAACAAAGGAGTAGAGCAGTGGTGACTTATTACGTGGTCCAATCATTTCAGCGCGGGAAAAAAGGAATGCTTATTCCGGATCAGCCGAAGCAGGCCCGCGATGAAAGCCATTGTGGCTTGATGGCGGAGAGGCTCGCATTGACGAGCGCGAGCGTGGTCGCGTTCTCCCGATCGGGGTGCCCTGACACGGGTGACTGGGGTGACGCTAAGATCATTTCCCAGTTTGGAGAAGTCCCGTCGGAGCTGCTGGAGATGACCGCTTAGCGGGCGTCATATTTTCCGACAACGCGGTGGCAGACTGGCCATTCCTGCCGGTACTCAGTGAACTCCAGCAGGGGGTTATATTGCTGCAAATGCCACTCGCGCTCATTCCAGCCGTTTAATTGCTTGACGATCGCCTCTACGTCCCCGCCGTTTGGCGGGGTGTGATACAGGATGACGTTCCTCATCCGAGCCGGCGGGAGGTGCGGGTTCACAAGCGCCATATCTCCAGGCCAGAATGCCGGCACCATCGAATCTCCGACGATCAGCAGCCCGTACCCACCCTTGACGTTTTCAAGCTCGGCTGGGCGTTTTACATAATCGATTGCGTCGAACGAGATGATGACGTGGCCGTCTCCTCCCATCGCCCCCGTATAAAGAGGCATTTTACCGGTTCCCAGAAGCTGTTCGCCGGGAACAATGTCGACCTGCTTCGTCGCGCGTCCTCGTTTCCGCCGCTCGACTTTGATGGGAGGTTCCCCCTGGGCGCTTAGCAACCAGGCTTCGGTGACGCCGTAGATCTTTGCGATATCGGGCAGTCGTCGAATATCTGGGCGAGTGGCGTCACTTTCCCATGTAGAGACATTTACGCGATTGATGCCGAGCTGCTCCGCAACTTCGTCTTGCGAGAGGCCTTTTGCGGTGCGCGCATAGCGAAGGCGGGAGCCGAGTGTTTCCATCGTGTCGTTGTAGCTAATGGCTACCATTTTGCACCTACGGATTTATGTTGACATTAGCCGTAGTCATCGCCTACGTTATCAGCATGATCGAAATTGTCGAAAAAGCTGCCGAGAAAGTGGGAGGGGTTGTCGCTCTGGCGCGTGGCCTTGGTGTGAAGCATCCGTCTCTCCACTCATGGAACAGGGTGCCTGCCGAACGGGTCGCTGAGTTTGCTCGTCTTTCAGGCTTTCCGCGGCATCAGATTCGACCAGATCTTTACGAACCTCCCAAGGAGGCCGCCGAATGAGCAGTTCATTGCGTCGGCTGGCGGCCGGCATCTCCCAAAATTCGCGGTTCTATCCTATCCAGGTGTTCCAGCGCCATGCATGCGAGGCGCTGTGTGTCCCGGGCAGGAACCCTCTGAACCGTTTCCAGCCGCGATCGGATGTCGTCGACCAGCGCCATGCGGGTGCTTCGTGTGTCGTCGTATTCGCGGGTCACCAGGTGCGTCAGGTTTATGACGAGCTGCTCGAGCACCGTGAAATTGGCGATCATCGCATTGAGCGCTGGTTCGGACATTTCGTTTCCTTCTTCTCGTTCTCGCGGCCCGACCTCGTAAGGGCCTGTGGTCCGCCGTGATTTCGTGACGCCCTGACTTCGCAAACCGAAACCTTTCCCGCCACGGGAAAACCTGCCGCGAATTCCCGTGGCGGGAAGGAGATTTTCATGTCTGCAAACGAAGCCTGGATTTTCCGTCTCAAGGCCGCCCAGCGAGATCTGATCGAAGCATGTGGCGGTGTCGAACGCGCCGGCAACAAGACCGGTTACGGCAAAAGCACCGTCGGCCGCTGGTTCGATGGTGCCGATCCGACAACGATGCCGCTCGCGGCCGTTCGTACTTTGGAAATTGACTGCAACCAGCCGATTGTCACCGCGGTGATGGCCGAGGCGACGGGCAGGCGTCTGACCGATCCCGACCTGGAGCGGGCGGCCGAGGTTTCCGTCATGCAGAGCCATGCGGAAGTGATGCGCCAGATGGCGGAGCTTGCCAACGGAATGGCTATGGCGATCGCCGACGGCAAGGTGACCCCAGCCGAGGCTACGCGGGTCGATCGAATTGCGTCGGATATCCAGAGCGCCACGAATGATCTCCGGTCCGCATTCGCGAGCATCAAGGCCAAGGGCGGAATTGCAGCGGCGCTGCGCATCGTGGGGGACGAATGATGGAATATTCCCGCGTTCCCTGCGAGGGCAGGCCGAAAGAAATTGCCGTCGGCATGATGCTGGCTGGCCAGGCACAGGGTTTCATACCCGCCGACCGCTCGCCGCTCACCGGGCATGAGGAACTGATCCTCGCCCGGCAGCCAACGCACGACGGCTACCTGAACGTCGGCGTCGCTGTATTCTATCCGCCTCAAAACAGCGACTGCCTGTGGCTCGACATTCTCTATGTCGCACCTGAATTCCGGCGGCGTGGCGTAGGACGCGAGCTGGTGAGCCAGGTCCGGCAGATCGCCGCGGAAGGTGGCTATGCCGAGTTCAGCATCGGCACGATGCTGAACAACGCTCCGATGTTGGCGTTGCTGAAATCAATCGGCCTGACACGCGGCCTCGTCTATTTCGACGAGCGGTGCGGGAGCGCCGCCTGATGGATTACCAGAGCTTCCTTGCCGCGAAGATCCAGATGGCGCCAGACGGCGGGTTTGCCGTCGCTTGGGATGAAATCAATGCCATCCTGAAGGACCATCAGAAGGCGATCGTCATCTGGGCCTGCGCAGGCGGGAGGCGTGCAATCTTCGCCGCGTTCGGCCTCGGCAAATCCGTCATACAGCTCGAAATCCTGCGTCTGGTTCTGAAGCGCTTCGGCGGTTCCGGCCTCCTGACCATTCCGCTCGGCGTGCGCCAGGAGTTCCGGCGCGATGCGGCCATGCTGGGCATCGAGATCCATTTCATCCGCTCAGCAGTCGAGATGAGCGGCCCTGGCCTTTACATGACCAATTATGAGACCGTGCGGGACGGGAAGCTCGATCCTCGTATTTTCACGGCCACCAGCCTCGACGAAGCGTCCTGCCTTCGCGGGTTCGGAGGGTCCAAAACGTTCCGCGAGTTCATGCGGCTATTCGACGGTGTGCGTTTCAAGTTCGTCGCGACCGCGACGCCGAGCCCGAACGAATTCATTGAGCTGCTTGCCTATTCCGCATTCCTCGAAGTGATGGACATCGGGCAGGCGAAGACGAGGTTCTTCAAACGCAATTCCGAGAAGGCCGACAGCCTGACCATCCACCCGCACAAGGAACGCGAGTTCTGGCTGTGGGTCGCGAGTTGGGGCCTGTTCGTCGAAAAGCCCTCCGACATAGGCTATTCCGACGAGGGTTACGACCTGCCGGAGATGGTCATCAACTGGCATGAAATTCCTGCCGACCACGCCTCGGCAGGGACAGAGAAGAACGGCCAGGGGAGATTGCTGCGCAATGCCGCGGCGTCTCTTCAGGATACCGCCCGCGAGAAGCGGGACAGTCTCAGCGCCCGTGTAGCCAAGATGATGGAAATCCGGTCGGAAGATCCCGACGCCCATCGCCTGATCTGGCACGACCTCGAAGCCGAGCGGCATGCGATCGAGGCAGCTATCCGGGACGTCGTGACCGTCTACGGGACGCAGGATCTCGACCGGCGCGAGCAGGCCATCATCGACTTTTCCGAGGGCCGAACCCGCGAACTTGCCGGCAAGGCCTCGATTATGGGGTCCGGCTGCAATTTTCAGCGCCACTGCTGGTGGGCGATCTTCCTCGGGATCGGCTTCAAGTTCAACGACTTCATCCAGGCCGTCCACCGTATCCAGAGATTCCTGCAGACGCACGAAGTCCGCCTCGACCTCATCTACACCGAGGCCGAACGTCCCGTGCGCGACAGCCTGGAAGCCAAGTGGCGGCGTCATAATGAGCAAAGGGCCATCATGACAGCCATCATCAGGGAATACGGCCTCTCGTCGGCCGCGATGATCTCCAGCCTGCAGAGGGCCATGGGTGTAGAGCGGATCGAAGTCACCGGCGAGGGCTATTGCGTCGTCAACAACGACTGCGTGCCGGAATGCCGGTCCATGGCCGAAAACAGCGTCGACCTGATCGTCACCTCGATCCCATTTTCGACGCAGTACGAATATTCGCCGAACTACGCCGATTTCGGTCACACCGATGACAATGCCCACTTCTGGCAGCAGATGGATTTTCTCATCCCGGAGCTCTATCGGATCCTCGCGCCTGGCCGGGTCGCAGTCATCCATGTGAAAGACCGTATCGTGCCTGGCGGCATGACCGGTTTGGGGTTCCAGACCGTCTATCCGTTCGCCGACGATTGCACGGCAGCCTTTCGCAGACATGGCTTCGCCTTCCTCTCCCGAAAGCCCGTGACTACCGATGTCGTTCGGGAAAATAACCAGACTTACCGGCTCGGATGGTCCGAGCAATGCAAGGATGGAAGCCGCATGGGCGACGGTTTGCCGGAATACCTGCTGATATTCCGCAAGCCACCGTCTGACGCTTCGAACGGCTATGCCGACAAGCCGGTAAAGAAGGACAAAAAGGAGTGGGCGGGCAACGGCCCCAACACCGGCTGGACGAATGCCGACGGCTATTCCCGCGCGCGCTGGCAACTCGATGCCCATGCCTACATGCCGTCGTCCGGTAATCGTCAACTCCGACCGCAGGAACTGATGGGGCTTGAGGCCCACCAGATCTTTAAGCTGTGGAAAGCCTTTTCGCTCCATTCGATTTACGATTTCGAGCATCACGTCAGGATTGCCGAGGCTCTGGAGGAGCGGGGCATGCTGCCCTCGACCTTCATGCTGCTGCCGCCTCATTCCAAGCATGACGACGTCTGGACCGACGTGACGCGCATGCTCTCGATGAACACCTTGCAGGCGGGGCAGGGGCGTGAAATGCATCTCTGCCCGCTGCAGTTCGATATCGTCGACCGCTGCATCGCCCGCTACAGCGAAAAAGGCGAAACGGTTTTCGATCCTTTCGGCGGGCTGATGACCGTCCCTTATCGGGCGATCAAGCTCGGTCGCAAGGGCAGGGCCGTCGAACTGAACCCGGCCTATTTTCTCGACGGCTGCAAGTATGTCGAGGCCGCATCGCGCGAAATGGCGATGCCGACACTCTTCGACCTGCTGGAGGCTGCGGAATGAAGCAGCCGATCAGCCTCGTCATCGTTACTGACAATCCAAAAAAAGCGGCGCCGGCCATTTTCGGGATGCACCTCGAGTGCCTTCCCGGATGGGTGCTGGTCTTGAGCGACCATCGCCAGATCGAGCAGCTCGAAGAGGGCGCGCCGTGCATGGCGGTCTGGTTCCCGGTCGGCAAATCCACGTCCATTCAGGAAAGCACCTGGATGATGCGCCGACAGGCCGTGCGTCTCGACGACGACTTCGGGCGTCACCAGGCGCGCGTCTTCGATTGGCTCGCCAAGCGCCAAGCGGCTGAAAAGGCAATCTGTGACCAGGTGATCGCCGAGGAGAGGGAGCGCGAGGCCATCATCCCTCCGGATGCAGCCATCCTCGCCCATGCGGCGAACCATGCCCAGAAGGGCACCGTCAATAAATTCCCCGCCACGACAAAATGGAGCTGACCCATGGGTTTTCATGCCTTCGGTGATTTCACGATGACGCGCACCCGCTTCGATGCCCTGTTGCCGCATGAGCGGACCGAGTTCGCCCTGTTGTTGCTGGAACGGATGCGCGAGACCTCCGACGAGCGTCCGATTGATGGAGATATCGGCCGGTATGCCGGAATGAGGCACCATTATCAGATGCCGTCAGGCGGGATCGAGCCTCACGTCAACGAAGGCGTGGCCGAGCGGATCGTCGATGAGGCGAGCCGGAAGGGACCGTGGCCGCGGACTGCGGCAGGCATCCTTTTGATGATCGATTCCGTCGGCGGCGTACTCCTGTCGAGGAAAGACGAATTCGCCGAACACTTCGCCGTGTCGCGGAACGCGATCGAGCGGGCGATCGACAATCTGCTGGATGACAAACTGATCTCACGAAGTGGCGGGATCAATAGCTGGGCGCTGACGGAACGTGGTTGGAACGTTGTTGCCAGCCTGAAGGAACAGGAGCGGGCGGCATGACCAAGGAGAAGGTTCGCCTTGTGCTGGTCGTGGCGCCCTCGAAGATGGAATGCCATCGGACGGCGCGGGAATTCGGGCTCGACTTCCTGAAAGTCGATCGGATGCGGTTCATCGACAACCCCTATCACCTGCGCGGCTGGTCGCGCGGCACGGCTTTCATCACGTTCAATCGCCGCCAGTGGTCGACGGACGATGGCATCGCGCTTGACCAGGCCTTGGACGCCTTGACGGCGAAGGGGCACCTGCGGATTGCCAATGACCGGGATCTCGACGAGCTGCGGTCGGATGTGCCGGCGGGGATCGCAGCCGGGGCCGTTCACGGGACCTGCGGAGTGCGCACATGAACATGTATGCGGGGACGCTATTCGCAGCGCTGACGGCCTCGACGCTGTTGTCGCCCGACCCGGGCCGGCCGCTGATAATTGACAGCTTTGCCGGTGGCGGTGGCGCATCGACGGGGATTGAACAGGCGCTCGGCCGGTCGCCGGACTACGCAATTAATCACAATGCTGATGCGCTGGCACTGCACGAGGTCAATCACCCGGAGACGATCCACCTTTCGGAAAACGTCTATCGGATCGACCCGCTCGACCACCTGCGCGGCAAACATATCGGCCTCGCCTGGTTCTCGCCAGACTGCAAGCACTTCTCCAAGGCCAAGGGCGGCAAGCCGGTGGCGCGCAACATCCGCGACCTCTGCTGGATCATTCCCGGCTGGATCGAACGCATTCAGAGCAGCGGCGGCAAGGTCGATGTCGTGATCATGGAGAATGTCGAGGAATTCAAGGATTACGGGCCGCTGATCACGACGGCCAAGGGCGAAATGCCGGATCCTGATCGCAAGGGCGAGACGTTCCAGAAATGGTGCCGGAAGCTCCGCAGCCTCGGAGCCAAGATCGAGATGCGCGAGCTGCGCGGTCGCGACTATGGCGCGCCAACGATCCGCAAGCGGCTGTTCATCATCATGCGATTCGACGGCCAGAAGATCGTCTGGCCGCAGCCGACGCATGGCAGCCCGAACGATGCCGACGTCGTCGCCGGCCGCAAGCTCGCGTGGCCGATCGTCGCCGACTGCATTGACTGGAGCATTCCCTGCCCGTCGATCTTCGACACGGCGGACGAGATATGGGCCAAGCACGGCGTGCGGGCCGTCCGGCCGCTCGCTGCTGCCTCGCATGCCCGAATTGCACGGGGCCTTGACCGCTTCGTTATTCGCGCAAACCGACCGTTCCTGGTCAACCTCACCCATGGCGGCCGCATCGAGAGTATCGATGAGCCAGCGAGGGTGATCACGGCAGCTCATCGGGGCGAAAAGGCGTTGATCTCTCCATCCATCCAGCGTTTCAATACCGGTGCGACTGGTATCGACATGCGCGGCCAGATGCCGACGATCACCGCCAACAGCTTCATCAAACGTCCTGGTGGCGCGGCGCCGCTCGGCTTGCTGGCGCCGGTGCTGACCTATGCGCAACAGGGCGGCGCAAACCGTCCCGTCGACGGGCAGGCGCAGACGATCACGGCCAGTGATAAGGATCAAAACTCGGTCATGTGCGCGTGGATGGCGCAGGCCAACAATGACAGCCGACGCCTCGGCGGGGTCAATCCCGGCAGGCCGATGGACGATGCGATCTCGACGATCACGCAATCGGGTAGCCACCAGCAAGTCGCATCTGCTTATATCGCCCGGCAGTTCGGCACGTCGACCGGCCATCCTGTTGACCTTCCTTTGGCGACCACGATGGCGGACGGTCAGGGCAAGAGCCAGCTCATCCTGCCGTATCTGCAATCCTACTATGCGACAGGCGAGGGGTCTCGCGAAGACGAGGCGATGCGCACCGCTACCGTGAAGCCCCGGCATGCTCATATCGAGGCCGTCGTCGACGTGCCGCCTTTCACGGAAGCTCAGGCGGCGAGGGCGCGCCAGGTCGCGGATTTCATGCGGGCGCATGGCCTATGGGATGAGCGCGAGTTTGTCACGGTCGCTGTCGACGGCGTGACCTTCGTCATCGTCGATGTCGGCATGCGGATGCTGACGCCGCGCGAGCTGTTCAACGCGCAAGGGTTCCCGCCGGATTACAAGATTGACGGCTTCTATCACCGGACGAAAATCGGCCACAACGGCGGCCCGCTGTGGGTGCCGTTCTCGAAATCCGTGCAGGTCTCCTGCGTCGGCAACAGTGTCTGCCCACCGGTGGCAAAGGCGCTGGTTGCCGCAAACTGCAACCATCTTGCCGTCGAGCGGGAGAGGGTTGCAGCATGAACGGGCTATTCGGCGGCTTCCAAGTCAACGACCGTGGTGACTTTCCGTGAGCGAGATCGTTTCGGAGTTCATCAAGAGGGCTTCGCTTCGTTCAGTCGCCGACGCTGTCGCGCGCCTGAGCCTGGCGCTGCCGAAGAGAGTTGATAGCGGCATGCCATGCCCGCGCTGCGGCGGCACAGATCGGTTTGCCGTCAATCCGGCTAAGGGCGTCTGGAACTGCCGGAACTGTGGTGGCGGCAAAACCGGGCTCGGTCTCGTCGGCCACTATCTGCGGTACGATCTCCATCGCCGCGATCACCTTCTGGAGGCCTGCTCGATCCTGCTTGCCGAAGCCGTACCGGAGGGCGGGGAGCGGGAGACGGACCAGAGCCGGCGCGACCGCGAGGCAGAGATGCGGGAGGCTCTGGAGAAGGCTGAAGCCGAAGCAGCAAAGCAGCGATTGAAGCAGGATGCTTTCCGCGAAAAGGAAGTCCTGAAGGCCCGCGGCATCTATTTCAATGCCACTTTTTGCCCGCACGAGGATGACCGTCCGCTGCGGGCCTACCTGAAGCTCCGGACTGGTTTCGACATGCCGGATGCCGTCTTCGAGAACATTCGGTTCAGGGCGCGACAGACCTATTGGCACGGCCAGGATGAACGGGGCAATTCGGTGTCCTACCATGTCGGGTTTGCCATGATCGCGCCGTTCGTCGACCTGTCGGCTCGTGTGACCGGTTGCCACGAGACATGGATAGACCTTTCCAATGGGCCGAAATTCCGGCCTGATCTTGGTGTCGACGGAAAAGGAGAGCCGCTCCCGACGAAGAAGATGCGCGGAACCAAAAAGGGCTCCCTGATCCCTGTATGCGGTCGAATGGAAGCCTGCCGATGGATCGGGGGCGAAGGAATCGAGACCGTCGCAGCTTTCGCGGGCGCTGACGGCTTTCGAGAGGATACCTTCTATTTTGCGACTGGGGACCTCGGCAACCTTGCCGGTCCGGCCGATCCAAAGAGCGCATTTTATCATCCGAACCTAAAAAAGGCGGACGTGCACGGCCATTTGCGTCCAGTGCGCGTGCAGGGTCCCGTGCCCAAAATAGATCAATCGGTCAGCGATGCCTATCAAGTTCCCGACCATGTCAAGCACTTAATCCATCTTGCCGACGGCGACAGCGAGCCGGTTTTCACCGCCTCCGCGATGGCGCGGGCAGAGGCGCGGCATAGGCACGACGGGAGGACAATCCATACGCAGTGGCCACCGGAGGGCGTGGATTTCGCGCTGCTGATGGCCGGCAGACGTGCATCGGGGACGTGAAGTGACCAAAGATAAGAAGCCTTCCGGCCTGCCGGAAGACGTGCTTCGCGCCTTGGCGGAAGCAGAACAGCAACGGACGGCCTACCGACAGAACCCGGACCCTTTGCCGACTGAAGAGCCTGAGGACGAAGAACCGGCCCTCACCCTTTCGCAGCAAGAGATCCTCGAGGAATGCTCCCGCGAGCCCGAAACCGATATCGGCAATGGCCGGCGGCTGCTGAACTGGCACGGCGACAAGATCCTGCACGTGACCAATATCGGCTGGCACGGTTTCGACAGATATCGTTGGGTCGAGGATGCCTCCGGGTCGATCGTCAGATCGCTCGCGCACCAAACGGCTGAAGCGATTGACGACGAAGCGATCCATTTGGACTGCTCCCCAGACGAACAGGCGAAGATTGCTGCCGGGAAACTCGCCCTTGCAGAGATGAAGAACATGGGCAAGCCGCCCGCAGTCTCCAGCGACGTTGACGACGAGCGCGTTGCGCAGCTCGACGCGCTGCTCGAGGCGATGAAATCGGCCGAGATCGACAAGGTCCGGCTGGGAGCGCCGGGAAAGACGTGGGACGACGACAAGCATGCGCAGTACCAGGCTCTCAAGGAAACGATCAAGGTTGGCAAACAGGCCGAGCGTGAGCGCCGCAAGATGCTCGATTCGACGTCATCCTGGACGCAGGAGGAATATGCGAAATACGCCCGCCTCGAGGACGAGGTGTCGGCCATGGATGCCGTACAGGGCGACAGAGCAGGACGCATGTCGTCGCGGCACAACCACGCCAAAAGCTCTGCCGGCACCAGCAGAATCAACAATATGCTGACCGAGGCCATTCCATATGTCAGCAAAGATGTGGATGATCTCAATCGCGATCTGTTTGCGCTCAACTGCAAGTCGGCGACATTGCGGTTCTTTTGCACGGAAGAGGGCGGCGTCGCCAAATGGAAGGTCCGCCGCGACCGGCACAACTCACGAGATTTCATATCGAAACTGGCCGAGGTGGAATTCGATCCCCGTGCCACGTCGCCGATCTTCGATCAGTTTGTCCAGAGGATCATGCCGAACCCGGATTACCGTGCGTTCCTGCAGCGGTATATGGGCTACTGCCTGTTGGGGTCGACGGTCGAGCAGTGCCTGTTGTTTTTCTATGGAGCCGGCAGGAACGGCAAATCCACTTTCGTCGACCTGATGGTCGAGATCCTCGGCGACTATGCCGTCTCGATGTCAATCGACAGCTTCGCGGGCGACAGCAAGAGAGCCGGCGCCGAAGCGACGCCCGACCTCGCCAGGTTGCCCGGCGCGCGCCTCGTCGCTGCCTCAGAGCCCGAAATGGGGGTCCATCTTAAAGATGCTCTGATCAAGACACTCACTGGGGGCGAGCCTATCGCCGTTCGCCGCCTGCATCAGGATTTCTTCGAGCTGATACCTCAGTTCAAGATCATCTTGTCGGGCAACCATAAGCCGATCATCCGTGACGATTCCGACGGAATCTGGCGTCGCGTGCACCTGGTGCCATGGGAAATCCAGATCCCAGAGAACGAGGTCGATCGGGACTTGCCCCGAAAGCTCCGCACCGAGCGGGCTGGCGTGTTCCTCTGGATGGTCAAGGGTGCGCTCGATTATCTCCAACGCGGTTTACAGGTGCCCGCCGGCGTCACGGCGGCTACGGCCGAGTATCGCGAGGAGAGCGATCCGATCGGAGCGTTCATCCGCAATGCCTGCAATGTCTCTGGCAAGGACAATGATCGGGAGACACCCGAAGATCTGTTCAACGCCTACATGCGGTACGCGCGCCGGGAGGGCCTTGCCGAGTTCAAGCAGGCCACGTTCTCAAAGCGGCTGCCCGATCGAACACGGCAGAGCTGGAAGGGGCTGGACGGGCTGATGCATCAGTTCCGGAAGGGCAAGAGCGGAACGACGATCTACTACGGGATCGAGATCCGCGACGAATTCAGGGGCCAGAGCGACCCCTCCCATGGCGGGCCGCCGCCCGGCCGCTTCTCGCGCGATGAACCACTGCCGGAGGATTTCTGATGCTGCGAGCAAAAACCCGGACCCTTTGTCGCCGGTCAAGAGCCCGTCTCGCGTGTTCCATCCCGTGCCCTTCCTCCCGTTTTTGGGCCGCTAGGGACGATGCGACGAGATGCCGGCGGGTATCGCCCCAGTCAAAAGGTCAGGAGTTTCAATGGCTTTGGACGCTAGGGACGATAGGGACGGAAAATCCAGCCTTCTATGATGTGCGATAAAGCAGAGCAATAAAAACGGGCCGACTTAAAAAGAAAAGGTGTGCCTCGCGTGCATAATGTAATGCGATTTTTTGCGTCCCTAGCGTCCCTACCGTCCAAACTAGTTGAAATCATTGAACTTCTTTAAAGACCTATCGTCCCAATTGGGACGATAGGAGGAAAATAGGGTCGGAAAGGGCCGGAAGATATGAGAATGACCATCGAACAGGCATTGGGCTGGGCTTTCAATCTTGAGCTTTGCAAGATCGGTGTCTCGGTCCCTCTCGGGCCGGGCTATAGTCAGGCCTGGTCTATGATGTCCGAGGTTGCGGCGTTGGGAACCATCGTCGACCGGTCCCCGAACGCCTACGGTGTGATCCCCGATTTCGTGATGACGAGCGAACCTCATCCGGACGCGCTGACGATTGGCGGCGCTGTCCGATGCCTGGCCGATCGCGGACGCTTCGAGATCCCTGCCGGCTGGAACCCGTTGGGTGATTGGACGGACGAGCACGGTCTTGTTGCGCATGACCTTGCCGCCGTCGTCGATAGCCTCAGGGCTAAATCCGACCTTTTAGGCGGCAAGCACGTGGTCAATCTCGTGGTCAGTCACGCGATCCTCGGTCGCGGTCCCGGTTGGGATGCGGTCCAGCCGAAGGCCAGCATGGTGATGAGGAGGGGAAAACCGGCGTGGTTCGTGCTGAAGAAGGCGAAGGACAGCCTCGGCCGAGTGTATTCCCACGAGGTGGACGGGTTCGATCAGGGCAAACAGCGGCCGATGCGGGGCGCTTATCGCAAGTACCAGCTTGACGGCTCTGTTCGCTTCGCCGCTCTGTCGCGCCTGGACTGGCAGCTTTGGCAGGATGCTCTCTCCGCTCTGCATGATGAGCTGTTAGGGCAGCTTCATTATGTCGATCTGCTCCAATTCTGGCCGGACCGGCAACCATGGATGCGGCGAAAAAATTCTCAGCAGTTCGATCAACCTGTTGAAAAGGCATGATATAAATATCTGGCGAGGCTATTGAGGTGCGGCAGTCGGTTGACATACATTAAGCACACTGAAAAAGGTGACAATAACCCGCTGGTGGAAACGCTCGGCGGGTTTTCCATTTCTACCGATGGAGGCTGTCATGATCCCCGTCGCTGTAATGGCGGCATCTGCAGGATAAGCCCATGAAGCTGATGGTGACGTGGGATGACATCAGAGGGTTGAAGCGGATGGATCGTCAGATCAGGGATCTGAACGAGAAGTTCCCAAGGGCCTTGCCGCGATTGATGAACCAGGTCGGGGATAGAGCGAGGACCAAGGTGGTTCGCGCGCTGACAAGCCAGACCGGTCTAGATCGTCAGGTCATTCGCCGCGCCGTGGACACCCAGCGAGCCTTCACCGGAAAGCTCGCATACGACATGCGGACCAAGGGTGGCAACATCCGCCTCAAGTACCTCAAACCCGCTGAAACCGCCCAGGGTGTTGTGGCGCGGCCGTTCGGACAGAAGACGCTCTATCCCGGGTCGTTCATGAGGGGCGGCGTATTCCCGGATCGAAAGCCGGTATCGGCATTCGGTGGGCATGTCTTCCATCGCCTCAACCGGTCGGGATCGCGCATCACTCATTCCCGGTCCGGCGTTGTCATCCCGGCAGAGATGGTCAGGGGCATCACCGCCGAGGCATTCCAGACGGAAGTCAGAACCACATTACCAGCGAGGGTCGAGGCCCTTGCGGCCAAGCTGCTCGGCTGATCGCCGAGGCGGTCATCGGGCGGTGTGACAAACCCGCAACAGGGGTAGGCACCCCCCCCATTCAGGGACCGTTTCCCAGCTTCCGGCAGCTACGGATCGGGGAGACTGCGGCATTTGCCCAGTTGCACTTTCGAAAAGCGGTACACGCGAACACGTGCATGCACACGTGGTGCACGGAAGCTAGCACGTGACAGAGCCAATCCGCGCCCGGCGGTCACCGGGCATATCAAGGAGAAGACGCATGAGCGCACCCGTCGTAAGAGCAAAATTTCGCGTGATGTCGATAGAGCCAGCCCAGAACGCTGACCCGGACAACGTCTTCACCACGATCCGAATGATCCCGGTGTGGGAGCAGGATGGTGTGAACAGGGTCTGGTCCAGGGCGACGCCGAGCGGGGAGTTGAAAATCTCCATCACAAACCCTGCAGCGATCGACAAGTTCGATCTCGGCAAGGATTACTTCCTCGATTTCACACCAGCCGAATAATTCTCAACCAGCGAGAGCCCGGCCACAGCCGGGCTTTTTATCCCGATGTTCATTTTTGCTTCCTCAGGTGAGGGCGGAGAAATCAACATCTAGCCAGAAGGTGGAAATCAGGGGGCGGGGCCTTCGGTCATTATCTGCGGAGCCGGCAATGGACGAAGAATGGATTTCAATTACTGAGGCGGCGAGCAGGCTTTCGGTGGCCGGAGACAAGGTCGATCGATCAACGTTGTCGAGGTACCTGAAGCAGCATTCTGAAGCCTTGCCGCTAAAGCCCGATGGGAAATCAAACCTCGTCGACTTCAATGCGCTTGCCGCTCATCGTGTCGAGAACATCCGTATCCGGCCTTCGGCGCCTCCGCCGTCTTCAGGTCTACGGTCGCAGCCTCAGACCAACCGTTTTTCCGGCACACAGTCGGAAGGCGCGGCCCGCAAGGCCCAGGCCGATGCCGAGCTCCGCGAAATGGATCTGGCGGAACGCCGGAAGGAACTAACGCCTGTTGGTGAAGTCGATCAGGGGGCACGCGACGCGGTCGCACTGATGCTTAGCGCATTCGAGCGAGCGATAGAGACCGAGGCCTCCAGTCTTTCGTTGAAATATGGTTGGGACGAGCGGACGCTTCGCATCGCCTTGAAGGGCTTCAGCCGGACCGGACTTAACGTGTTCAACCGGGAAATCCTTCTAAGACTGGATGCCATGCGGCGTGTTGCCGATGCTGGCGATCAGCCAGACGACTACGAGGAAAGCGGTCAGGCGCTGCAATGAGTTTCGTCGATATCCGCGCCCGCTTCCCGGAGCTGGCCCACGGCTCGCAGGTTTTGTTCCGCGGGTTGGAGGCGGCCAGCCGACCGGCAGAGGATCTCACGATCAGCGAATTCTCCGATCGTTACCGTGAGGTTTCGCCGGAATCGGGATCGCCATGGCCGGGAAAATTTCGGACCGACCGGGTGCCTTATCTGCGTGAGCCGCAGGATTGCCTGCATCCGGATCATCCGGCGCGGCGGATTACGTGCCGCTGGGCGGCGCAGCTCGGCAAGTCGACGGCGATCGAGAACTGGTTCTGCTTCATCGTAGACCAGGCGCCAGGCTCGATGATGATCGTCCTTCCGACCCTCGAGGAGGCAACGAAGTTTAACCGCGTCAAGCTTCAGCCTACGATCGAGGCTTCTAAGCGCATAGCGCACAAGGTTCTTCCGGTGAATAGCCGGGACGAACAGGGTAGCACGACATCGTTCAAGCGGTACGCGGGCGGCTTCTGCCAGATCGTCAATGCCGGCTCGTCGAAGGGCCTGCAGATGGTGTCGATCAAGTACCTAGCGATGGACGAGGTTACGGGTTATCCGAGGGACGTCGATGGCCGTGGAAGTCCGCGCGATCAGGCCAGAGCCCGCCAGAAAATGTACGGCGATCTCGCAAAGGAATGGCAGGGGTCGACACCGGGAATTGCCGGCGAATGCGCCATCAGCGATGACTTCGATGGCGGTGACCAGCGCTACCGATATATGCCGTGCCCCCACTGCGGCGCTTATCAGGCCCTCGCATTCGACATGATGCGGGGACCTGATCCGGTGCAGGGTTTGCCTGTCCACATGCGGTGCATGTCCTGTGACGAGGTCATTCTCGACGGCCACAAGCGGACGATGGAAGAGAATGCCCATTGGATCGCGCGGCGTGTTCATGATGGTGATGACCCGGTTCCTCTGGCCATCCCGCGGGACGAGATATCGAACTGGATATGCGCCCCCTGCGAAGGGCGATGCCGTGGCTGGCAGCCGAGCTATCACCTGTGGGCGGCCTATGCGCCTCGTGAGAGGTGGGCGGACATCTGGCAGCGTTGGCAGGACGCCGAAGGCGACACGACCAAGACGAAGACGTTCTTCCAGCAGGATCTGGCGGAGCCTTACGATCCGGGTGGTGTTACGGTCGAGTGGGAGAAGATCGTCGAGGCGGCCAAGGGCGCGCTTCTTCCATCGCGTGTCATACCGTCTTGGGCAGCGCTTCTCATTTCAGCGGCCGACGTCCAGGGATATGGGATTAAGTGGGTCGTTTACGCGCTCGGCCCAAGAGATCAGTACCAGCTTATCGACCGCGAAGTGTTCGAAGGCGCACCGGATCAGACCGACGAGCCGTGGATTAAACTTTCCGACGCTCTGAACCGAACCTATCCGACAGTGGGCGGAGGGCGAGAGAAAGGCCTCGATCTTTCCGGCGTGGATTCGGGCTGGGCCACGGATCGCGTATATAGATTTTGCGCCGGCCGTCCGAACGTCTATGCCCTTGATGGGCGCGAGCCTATCGGGCTTCCTTGGTTGGGAACCCCCGTCAAGAAAGACATAAAAGACCACCGCAAGCGCGTCGTCGCCAAGGTGATGCTTTATCCCGTCGGCCTGTACGACGTCAAAACGGCCGTAACGGCGGCGATGGCTAACCTTGTACAGGGGTCGGCCGATAGCGGTCAGTGGCCCCGCGGGACCATCCACTTCGCATCCGATCTATGCGACGCCGATTTCGCCAAAGAGTTGACGGCAGAGCGGCTCGTGGATGCTGATGAGGAGGCCCGCGCGAGCGTCAGCCGTCGCGCTAGGCGCCTGATCAAGCCCAAGGCCGGGCGTCAGTGGAAGAAGGTCGTCGGGCGAGCGAACGATTGGTTTGACGCGACGGTCTATTCGTTCGCGCTGGGCTGGCACCTGCAGAACAAGAGGCGGCTGAACCTCGACCGATGGGCCGATCTCGTCAGAGATCTGCACGGCGAGCCTGAAGCGGAAATGGATCTGTTCGCAGCGGCGGAAGAAAATCCATTCGTGAAGCAGCCGACGAAACCGCAAGGTCCAGTCAGGCCGCGCCAACGGAAGAAATGGGGATCGTATTCGTGACGGATGCAAAGCCACGTTACCGGGTCAAGGCCGTCAGCGTCACGTCGCCTGGCACTCAGAGAGCTCCGGCACGGTCGCCGGCAAGAGGGCATACCGCGCGATATCTCCGCGGTGACAATGCCGGCATTCTTGGCATGCGGCGCGCGATCACCCGCGACGCGAAACGTGATGTCCGCGAAGCTGCTGATCGCGCCTCGGCACTGGCGACCGACTTCATGCATAACAGCGGGTGGATCGCTGGGGCTGTAACACAGATCCTATCCGACACAATTGGTGAGGAGCTCAAGCTCAACTGCCGTGCCCAGCTGAAGAGCTTTGGCTATACCGACGCCCAGGCCGCAAAGTGGTGCCGGAACGTCGAAAAAGAGTGGCGGCGGTGGGCATGGAACCCCAAGGAGTGCGATCTCGCCGGCAAGGCGACGGTTGCCGAAATGGTCGAGGCCGCAGTCAGGTCTTACCTCGTGTCGGGCGAGGCCTTTGGCATTCTGGACAATATGGATCTGCGAGAGCAGCGCCGGCTCGGCCTCAAAACCGGTACGAAGGTTTCGCTAATCGCACCGCACCGTTGCCCACGCGTGACGCGCGAGCTCGACGGTCTCGACCAAGGTATATTCCATGATGCCTACGGGCGGGCTCTGACCTATCGCTTCCGTGTGCGAGAGAGCGGGATTGATGAGGATCGCGATATCGACGCGGCCGATGTCATCCACGTCATGGATCGAGGCGAGAACCTCAACAGCCCGCGCGGGATTTCGGTGTTGGCCGCTGCGCTGAAGGTTATTGCGCAGTCGGACCAGCTTGCCGATGCGACGCTCGCCACCGCGCTGATGCAGACGATCTTTGCGGCGACGATCAAAAGCCCGGAGGCTAGCGAGACGGCGTTTCAGGCCATCAGCACTCTAAGCGATATCCCGGAACCGGATGGTTTCGATGCCAGCGAAGGATCTTGGAGCGAGTTTGTCAGCGGTCTCCAGCAGGATTTGCTGGGCGTCTGGGATGCCCGCCTGGGCGCATTGAAGGACAAGGGTATTTCCATGTCCGATTCCGCGCGCATCAACCACCTCGGACCGGGTGAAGAGTTTCAGATGCACACGGCGTCAACGCCGGGCGCGCAGTATCTGCCGTTCTTTCAGAACCTGCTTCGGGAGGTGGCGCGGTGCCTTGGCATCACGTTCGAGTCTCTGACGATGGACCACTCGTCGGCCTCCTATTCGTCCGTTCGGATGTCGGTTGCCAGCATCTGGCCCATCGTCCTTCGCAGGCGCACGAGGATCGCGGTTCCCTTCGTCCAGGCGATCTTTGAACGATGGCTTGAAGAGAAGATCTGGCGGAAACAGATCCCGTTCAAGGGCGGTTTCGCTGCCTTCCAACGCGACCGGGAAAGTATCTTTCAAGCCGAGTGGAGCGGTCCGGCCGCGCCGTCCGCTGACGATTACAAGGCTGCCACGGCACAAAAGATCCGCCTCGAGATCGGCACGTCGACATTCTTCGACGAATGCGCGGCCATGGGTAAGAACGGCGAAGAGCAGATCGTGCAACTCGGCCGGGAAATCAAGCTGTTCGAGAGTGCGGGTGTTCCTCATCCCTTTGGCCGTTCAAAGGGTGGGGGCGGTCCCGATGGTGCGGCGGCTGAAGGAAATCGAGAACCCGTGAAGGAAGCCGCTTGATGCCGGAAGAAATTGTCGTCGACTGGTGTGCTCGCGCTGTGAAGCTCCGCCAGGTCGAGGAAGCTATTCTCATGGGTGAGATGGTGACCGAGGCAAGGTTCGGTGAGGATATGGCGCGCTATGCGAATGCCAGCCTCGCCGACGTCAAGCGGGCGCTCGATGAGGCTATCCGTAACTGCCAGATATCCCGTGGCGAGACGCCAAGGCGCACCCGCTACGCCATTCGTGGGCACATGCGCCCTTACTGAGGATAAGAAAATGGCTGCAATTCTTGAAGACGGCAAGCTTCGGCTTTCCGGCTACGTCGGTGATTACTTCTTCGACGACGGATTTACCTCCGGTGATGTCGTTTTGGCCCTGGCCCAGATCGACGATGACGCCGACCTCGCGGTCCATATCAACTCGGGTGGTGGCATAGCGTCCGAAGGCGCAGCCATTCACGCGTTGCTGTCGGCTCGATCGGGTACGACAGACGTCGTGGTCGAGGGAATTGCAGCCTCGGCCGCGTCGTTGATCGCTATGGCGGGCGAGACCGTCACCATGTCGGCCGGTGCGGTCATGATGATCCATGATCCCAGCGGATATACGGTCGGAACGTCACGGGATCACAGCAAGACCATCGAGGGGCTTGAGGCGCTGGCAACCGCCTATGCGCGGGTCTATGCGGCGAAATCCGGAAAAACGGCAGAAGAGTGCCGCGAGATCATGAAGGAAGAGCGGTGGCTCACACCTGAAGAGGCCGTCAAGGAAGGCTTCGCCGACGATACCACTGAAACCAGCGGCCGGCCGGTTGCGGCATTTGATTATCGCTTGTTCGCCCACGCCCCGAAGTCGCTGACAGCGATGGCGAAGAAAAAGAATTGGTCGATGTCGGCCAACAAGGCGGCGCCGTCCGCAACATCCCGTCCAACAGAGGAGACCTCCATGACGGACAAAGAACGCGCGGACCAGCTTGCCGCCGAGAATGCCAAGCTGAAAGCTGACCTGGAGGCTTCGACCGCATCGGTCGATACCGCCGTCAAGGCCGATCGTGATCGCCGCGCTGCAATCATGCAGCTTCCTGAAGCGCTTGGCCGCGAGGCTCTTGCCGAGCATCTGTTCTCGACGGGCAACACGGTCGACCAGGCGAAAGCAACCTTGGCTGTCTCGCCGAAGGTCGAAGCCGAAGACGAGGAAGAGCCGGAATTTCAGCCCCGACGCATGAATGCGCAGGGGCTCAACCGGACCGCCGCAAACTCGAAGCCGGGCGACAAGACGGCGGCCAAGGCGGTGCTTTCCGCCTCGGTCGACCGCCTCAACAAGCGCCGCTAACAGGAGATCACGACAATGCCTGTGCTTACTCAGGGCCTTCGCCCGACCGGTCACTACCTCGTCTCCGAAGCCAACGGCTTTCGCTCGCGCGAAGTCGGCGTCATCGCTTCCGGCGCTGGCAAGGTCGATGCGGGCGCCGTCCTCGGTCGCGTTACCGCCACCAAAAAGCTCGTCCCGCTTGCGCCTGGTGCGTCTGACGGGTCGCAGAATGCTGTCGCCATCCTCTACGAGGCGTGCGACGCCACGTCCGCCGATGTGCGGCGTACGATCACTGCACGCGATACCGAAGTCCAGGCGGCAGTCCTGGTTTGGGCCGTGGGCGTAAACGACACCCAGAAAACCGCCGCGCTCGCTCAGCTTGCCGCGCTCGGCATCGCTGCCCGCTAAGGAGGGATCGACCCATGGCACTTGTCGCAGATATCTTCTCCCAGAACGCCTGGGGCTTGATCGAGGTGCAGGAGGAGGTAATCGACCGCGTCGATTTCAAGCCTCAGCTTCTCGGCTCGCTGGGGCTGTTTGCCCCCATCTATTCGCGGTCTCGTACGATCGCGATCGTCGATCGGAACGGGACCCTGACCCTTATTCCGACCTCGCCGACGGGCGCTCCTCCGGAGGAGCTGATTCCGAAGGGGGCAAAAGTCCGGACCATGGAGGCCGTTCGGCTAGCCAAGGGCTCTACCATCTACGCCATCGAACTTGCCGGCATCGCCGCCCTTCCGATGGACGAACAGACGGTCGAGGTTGCGGACGAAGTGGCGAGCCGCACCGCGCAGATCACGGATGATCTTGAACTCACCTGGGAGCATATGCGGTTCGGCGCTATCCAAGGCAAGGTTCTTGACGCTGACGGTACGACTGTGCTGGTCGACTGGTTCAGCTTCTGGGGGATCGCCGAGCCAACGGAGATCAATTTCGCCTTGAACGTGGACGCTACCGACGTTCGCAAGAAGTGCCGCGACCTGAAGCGCCAGATGCAGAAGGCTGGAAAAGGTATCTGGACGCCGAATACCAAAGTCGGCGCTCTCGTCGGCGACACGTTCTTTGACATGCTGGTCAATCACCCGCAGATCAAAGAAACAAAGATCGGTACCGAGCGTGCCCCGACCCTCGAAAACATCGAGGGGTATTCGTCCATCGAGATCGAAGGCATCGTCTTCATCAACTATCGTGGCACCGACGATGATAGCACGATCGCGGTGGGTACCGAGAAAGCTCGATTCTTCCCGATTGGCGCTCGGAACGCCTTTCAGGTCGGATGGGCACCCGCCAGCGAGTTCAAGCCTTATCTGAACAAGCGAGGTCAGGAAAAGGTTGGCCTCCTGCTGTCGGATACGAGTGGCCGCGACGAATGGGACCGCGTCGAGATCTACAGCTATCCGCTGTACATCGCCACCCGTCCGGAAATGCTCCTCCGCGCACGCGCCCTATAACTGGGGCGGGGCGGGGCATATGCCCCGTCTCTTCCTCTCATAAAGGATGGAAAACGATGTCTGCTAAACTCGTTACCGAGGCTGGCTTCTACAATGGCCGCTTTCTGAAGGCCGGTCAGCACTATCAAACCGAGGGCGAGGCATCTGAGGTCAGCGATAAGCTGAGCAAGGATGAACTGCTCTCAATCGCCGGCAAGCGTGGTGTCGAGGTCGATGCGACCAAGACGAAGGCCGAGATCATTGCGGCGATCCAGGCTGTGGATGCGAAGTGATGCCGGTAGCCGCACGATTTCACGAACTGCGCGACCGTGTCGTCGAGACGGTCGACATGAAGTTCGCCGAACCCGTGCGGCTGTCCTTCATGAAAAACGGGCAGACCGATCCCGGCCGATCCCAGGCCACCATTGAAGCTGTATTGCGAACCGGCGCCAGCCAGAATTCCAGCATGGAGGGCGGGCAGGGTCGCGGTTGGCGGACCAGGCTTCAAGCGGGCAAGGCTGAGCTGCATATAGATCGGGTCAAATACCCGAACTTGATCCCAAAAAAAGGCGACGCGGTTCGGGCGCTTTCCCGGCAGGGTGAACCGGCCTACGAGGTGCTTTCGGTCGACGAACGAAACCACACCCGTCTTATTCTTGCGCTTGGTGAAAAATGAGCATCGTCCGTATGGCCGTCCGAATCGCCGCCGTGCAGGCGTTGCGGGGAAAGACACTCGTCGGTGACAATGTCCTCGACAGCGAGATTGGCGCCCTGCAGGTCGATGCGGACGGCAATCTTCGCACCGATGAAGATACGCCCTTCCTCGCGATCTACACGGATGCAGCGACCACGCGCGATATTGACATCGATATCCGGTCATTCTCAGTCAACGGCGTGACGGAAATCCTGTTCGAAACCGGCATCACGGCGGCGATGACGGAAACGGATGCGGCCACCGACGAGACCAAGTTGATTGGCCTGGGCATCCCGGCCACGGACCGGTCGTTTGAGTTGTTCCTCGATCTCGTCGATCGGCAGATCGGCGATGTTCTTAACGACCCTGCCAACGAGTGGGCAGGCATCTTTCGGAACCTGGTTCAGCGGTTTGTGAAGATCGACCGGGCGAGAACCAGCGGAGCGGCAGACGGCACTCGCCTGGCGGGACACCAGACGAAGGTGTCTGCGCTCCTGGTTAACGATCCGGTTGCCGGCGAGGCCATCAGGTCCACCGGGGCAATCGGCAAGTTTTTCGCCAAAGCGGCCGAGCTGACTGAACCGGAAATCGTCACTCAGCTGGCGGCCATGCGGGCGCAAATTGAAGGCAGCGGCGTTGCGTGGGCAACCCCGGTTCGTCGTCGCGGTCTTACTCAGGAAGAGGGCGCGGCCATGCTGGTCGACGATTTCACGGATGATCCCTAAGGATTTGCCGGGCCAGATCGCTGACCTCTACCACCGGATCGCAGAGGTGGAGCGTCGCGGTCGCAACCGGAAGCGGACCGGCACCATTGCAGAGGTAGATCTTGAAAAAGGGCTTTACCGCGTCGAGTTGTCGAAGCAGTCGGGCAAACCCTACCTGACCGGATGGCTCAAGACCCGGCAGATGGGTGCGGGAGGCGTCAAGATCGACGTGCTTCTGTCCAAGGGTGAGCAGGTCGACGTGGTTTCAGAGAGCGGCGACCTGACCGATGCCCAGATCGATCTGAGCACCTATTCGGCAGAGAACGCCCGGGAGAACTCGGACACGCCGTTTCATATCAAGATCGGTGACACGGTGATCGCGGTCAGCGGTTCCTCGGCGATCATCACGGCTGAGGACATTCGGCTCGAGGGCAATGTTCGTATCGTCGGCGCTATCCTGACCCACAACGACCGGGATATCGGCCATCAGCACCAGCACAAGGACGTGCGGGCCGGACCCAACCTGACCGGTCCACCGAAGGAGTAAAGCCATGAAAGAATATCGGGTCAAACGGGCCTGCGAAGTTGCGGGCGTGTGGCGTGAAGCCGGCGCGATCCTCCCCCTCACCGATCAGCAGGCGAGGGAACTGGCACCGCCCTATGGGCATGTCGTCACACCCGTAACCAAGGATGCAGGAGAGGCGGATGGCAAACTCCCTCGGAGTAAACGCTCTCAACGGAAAGCCGCTGACTGACTGGGAGCACGCCCAGCAGTCGATCGGCAAAATCCTGAAGACGCCGATCGGCTCGCGTGTCATGCGCCGGGATTTCGGGTCGGACCTTCCTGACCTCGTCGACCAGAAGATGACGCCCCGAAATATCCTGGCGATATATGCGGCGACAGCCCGGGCGATCGAACGGTGGGAGCCGCGCTTCCGGATGCGGCGCGGGCAGGTCCGTAATGCGACGGCGGCCGGACGGATCGAGCTGGTTATCATCGGCACCTACTTTCCTCGCGGTCACCTTGGCGATTTTTCTGTCGCTGAGGACCGCAACACCCGCATCATATTCACGCGATAATTTGAGGAGCGACCATGGCCGGAAGCTTGGACCTGACGACGCTTTCGGCTCCGACCGTCATCGAAGAGCTGGATAACGAGCAGATCATCGCCCGCCAAAAGGCTCTTTTCGCGCAGCTCTGGGAGGTCGTTCGGGTCGCAAATCCGCTTCTCGATCTGCCCCCGTATGATGTGGCGATGCTCGAAACCGATCCGATCGTGATCGGAAACGAGGGCGAGAGCTACCGAGAAACCCTTCTTCGGGCTCGGATCAACGAAGCCGCCCGTGCAAACCTGCTCGCGTTTGCCAGGAAAGGCGACCTCGATCATCTTGCAGCTTTCTACGATGTTTTGCGGATGCTCGGCGAGGAAGACGATCGCCTCGTAGCACGCGTCATTCTCGCAATTCAGGGCCGGTCTACGGGTGGGACTGAGCCGCGATACAAATTTATCGCGATGTCGGCAGACCTGCGGGTCCAGGACGCTATTGTCTACACGGTTGGCCGCAGCCCGCTCATCCATGTGGCTGTTTTTTCTACCGCTCCTGATGGTGTCGCGCCCTCCGATCTCCTGGCGATCGTCAATGCCGCTCTACAGAACCCCGACGTTCGGATGGTCAACGATACGATTGAAGTTGCCTCGGCTGTCCAGCAGGTCGTCAACCTGGCCGCCGATATCTGGCTTTTGCCGGATGCTGATGTGGCGACGGTTTCGCGCGCTGAAACGAACCTGCGCACGACCTGGGCCGCAGCCCGGGCTCTCGGCCGGGATTTGACCGTGAGCTGGTGGACGGCGCAGCTGATGATACCTGGTGTCCATAGAGTGGCGGCGACCTCGCCCGTCGGCGACGCCATAGCGCCGCCGGCTTCGGCGATCTCAATCGGCACAGTCATATTGACGAACAGGGGACGTGCGTTCTGATGCCGTCGATTCTGCCTTCTCAAAGTTCGGATCTCTTCGAGCTGACATTAGAAGCTTCGCTTGAACCGCGATGGGCCGAGTTTGCGGTTGCTGCCGATGCGATCAGGACGGCCAAGCTGGTCGCGCCGCCGCCGTCCTTCCTGCCCTTCCTGGTCTATGAATATGGGCTGGGCGAGCTGACGCCCTACGTGCCGAACCTGTACACGCTTGTCGTCGACCGCGAGGGCGTCAACTGGCAGCGCATTCGCGGCACGCCGGCTGCGGTCAGCAAAGGCCTCGGCTGGCTCGGCTATTCCGCCACAATGGAAGATGCCTGGCACGGCCGGGCCTACTGGAACAGCACGCAACTGCGGTTTCCGGTCCTGCCGGCGAACGACAATCCCGATCTGGAGCGGATCGAGGGCGTCACCCGCCTTTCGATGCCGCTGCGATCACGTCTTCGCCGGGGCGTCCATCAGTATGACGTTGGCGCGATCGAGGCGGATGCAAGCCGGCTCGACGACAGCATGCTCGACCGCGAGAGCGGCGTTGCCGTCACGGCCGCCGGCACGCTCTGGTCGTTCGGGCGGACGACGGAAATCGAGCATTTGCTGACCGAGGCGGAAGGCACTGCGATCGGCAACTGGATCGCGGTACCGGGCGACGGCGGGCTCAAATGGGTCGACATGCAATATCCGTGGGTGACCGCGAACTTCCGATGGGCAGATAACCCCGCTTCGCAGCGCCGGACGCTCATGGCCGCCTGGTTCGCCGCGCGCGTTCATTACGTCACGTTTCGCGATCAGGACGGTGCAGTCATCGGCCATCGCCGCTGCAGGGCTGACCATGCGGTCCGCCAAGAGATCGAGGGCGTGTATGAAATCGGCGGCGTCCGCTATCAGCCGCGACCAGGTGCGACGCGTGTCTATCTCGAAGCGATGACGGACTTCGAAGACGCCTTCGATGTCGATGCGAAGTCTGTCGAGCTGACGGTCGGCGCCGCTCTTGCTCCCGATACCAAGCCCGGCCGCCTCTGGCTGCAGCCCGGCGAACTCATTGGCGGTCACCCGGTCGCCATCACGTCTGTTTCCCTGCCGCAGCGCAAGACCGTGCGCGAGCAGATCAAAATCCTGATGAGGTTCTGATGTACGAGCACGAAAGCGGCTTGCCCAACGCCATTGACCGCGCAGCCGGCAATCCGGAACAGCAGGGTGTTGTCTTTTATGGCGAGCGCCCGTTTATCCAGGGTGCCGAACTGAACGATCTGCAGACGATCATCCGTGGGCGTCATGATCGGCTTGGTCGTCTGGTTGCCCGCGATGGCAACCGCATCGAGCGCGCCGAGGCCATCGTTGATATTGAAGCCGAGATGGTCACCCTGACCTCCGGCAGCATCTATGTTTCCGGTGACGTGTTCCCGGTTGGTGAAGCCGTTCTTGAAGACGTGCCAATGACCGGCCGCATCGAGATCGGCGTGCGGCTTGTGCGCACTTATGTGACCCACGAAGATGACCCGAGCCTCCTCGGCCTCGTGCCCGGTGCTCTTTCCGAAGGCGAGCCGGGGGCGGCGCGCGAGATCGCGACCATTTCCTGGGCGCTTGAAGGGGATGGTGGAGAAGGCGCTTTTTATTCCGTCTACACGCTGCTGGACGGAACCATCCTCGACCAGACCGGCCCGTCCATTCTGGAACCGGCGCTGCAGGCGATCGCCGCCTATGATCGGCCGAACGGCAATTACATCGTCTCTGGCTGCCGCGTAACTGCGATCAGCGTGGGCGGAGGCAATCAGCTGTTCTCGATCGAGCAGGGCGAAGCCAATATCAACGGCTACAAGCGCACCCGCCTTGCGGCTCTGAGACATACGCAGCCGATTGCCTGGGAAGAACTTGCGATCCCCGGCGAGACCCACGCCTATGCCGGCGGCGCGGATTTTACCTTCGCGGTTGACCTGCCGCCGATCGGCGTCATCAACGGCATTCTGCTGACCAAGGAAAAGACCGTTACGCTGACGCGAGGCGCTATCGCTCATGGCTCCGATGGTCTGTCGGACAGCAGCGTGATTTCCGTTTCCTCCGTCGTCCAGGGCGGAACCACATATGTTGCCGCGACCAGCTACAACCTGGTCGCCAACGCAATCGATTGGGCGCCGGGAGGCGCGGAACCGGCCGCCGGCACTACCTATAACGTGACCTATCGCTATCGGGACGCCGTAATCGCGACCTCCAACACCGACACCCACGTCACGGTCTCGGGCGGCGCAGCGGCCGGTGATATCATCATCTCCTATACGCAGAAGCTGCCGCGCATCGACCGCCTCTGCCTCGGCCAGGATGGCTCGCCCATTTACATCAAGGGCCTGCCGGCGCGCAGCAACCCGATGCCGCCGGGCGTGCCAAGCGATGTTCTGAAGCTCTGCCAGATCTACAACGACTGGATGTCGGCGCCCGTCGTCACCAATGACGGCGTCCGGTCGATGACCTATGAGGAGCAGTGGCGCTACAACAACCGGATTATTGATTTTGAGCGTCTGCTCCAGCTTGAGCGGCTCAAGAACAATATCGACTTCCGCGAACCGGTCGCCAAGAAAGGGATCTTTGTCGATCCGTTCATCGACGACAGCTATCGCGATGCCGGCGAGGTGCAGAGCGGAGCGATCGGCAATGGCATGCTGCAGCTCGCCATCACGCCCACCTTCTTCACGGCAACACTGACCGCGCCCGCCATGCTGGATCTGATCGAGGAAGTCCTGGTCACACAGGACCTGAAGACGGGTTGCGAGAAGATCAACCCCTATCAGAACTTCAATCCCCTGCCGGGCACGCTACGCCTGACTCCGGCCGCCGACTTCTGGACCGAGGATCGGACGGACTGGCTGTCGGCGCAGACCATCGAGTTCAATCGCGGTACCCGAACTGATGGTGGTCCGCTGCGGACGGTGAATGCAGAGAACCAGCTGGTCGACCATCGCGTCGAGCAGCTCGAATTCCTGCGGCAGATCCCCATCGCGTTCACGATCAGTGGTTTTGGTGCGGGCGAGATCCTCCAGACCCTGACCTTCGACGGCATAGACGTGAAGCCTGCCGGCACACAGACGGCGAATGCCGAAGGACAGATCACCGCAACCTTCACCATTCCGGCAAATGTCACCGCCGGCACGAAGATCGTCGCGACCAAGGGCGCTGGTGAAACCGAAGCTAACGCGATGTTTACCGGTCAGGGCACGATCGAGATCGACACGATGCGGCGGGTGACCACGGTCCAGAACTGGTCCGCGCCTCAGCTGGTCCAGTGGGTTCAGGACCGGGGAAATCCGGGCTGGGAGAACAACAACAGCACGTCGGATGGTACCGGCGGCTCTTCCGATCCGCAGGCGCAGATGTTTGCGGTACCGGAAGTGCGGCAGCTGGTCGGCGTCGATTTCCACATCTGCCATGTCGGCGACCAGGCCAATCACTTGCTGGTCGACCAAGTCTCGATCAGCAACGGCTATCCGACCAGCAATATCGCTGCCGAGGTGGTCGTGCCGATGGCTGGCGCCGTCGTCGGCTGGAAGTCTGCTCGCTACAATCTGCCTTTGACGACGCCGGCCGATCGGGCGCATGCGTTCGTCATCAAGACGGACGATGCCGACCATTCGGTTTCGTTCGCCAAGCTCGGCGGGTTTGACGAGACGCTGCAGAAGTTCGTCACGTCACACCCATACGTGACGGGGCCGCGCTTCTCGTCGGTGAATGCCCAAACCTGGACCGCGCACCAGGACGAGGCGCTCGCTTTCCGGATCGTCGCCGCCAAATACCCGGTCACGACAAAGACCGTGGAGCTGGGCAGCTTCGACCTGGTGGAGACATCGGACCTTCAGGTCCGTGCGGCCGTCGAACTGCCGGGGCCTGGTTGCTCGGTTGTCTTCGAGATCGAGCGGACCAACGGCACGATCTACCGCCTCTTGCCGTACCAGGTGCTGCAACTCACCGAGTTCATCGCCGAAACGGTTGAGTTGCGGGCCATCCTGACCGGCACGGAAAAGCTTTCGCCGATCCTGTTCGCTCCGGTCCAGCTGGTTGCCGGCGAGATCGGCACGACGCTGACCTACATCACCCGCGCCTTCACGCTCGGCGCGGCCGTCCGGCTCGCCAGCTACTTCAAGGTGTTTCTTCCGGGCGGCGCGTCGGTCGCGATGGATTATCGCAAGGATGGCGGCGCCTGGACCGAGCTGCCGTTCGTCAGCGCCGAGGCCTTGGCTTTCCCGCTCTGGACGGAACGGAAGCATGAGATCGCCGGCCAGACCGGAACGCTTGTGCAGCTCCGCATCACCGGGACCGGCGGGCCAGCGGCTCGGCTCATCATCGGCGATCTTGGCGCCGGCATCTTCTGAGGATCAACATGGTCGCGACCTTTACACCGAACTACGAGATCCCGCTTCCCGATCCGGAGGCCGATGTCGACGAAGAGTTCCTTCGCCTGCAGCAGGCGTGGTCCATTGTCGACGCGGTTATCTGGACGCTGGCGGGGGTCGTCGCCAATAAGGCGAACGTCAGCCACACACAGGCGATGTCGACGGTCACCGGCCTCGTCGAGGCTCTTGCGGCAAAGATGCCGGCCAGTCAGACGTTCTCGCTCGACAGCTTGACGGATGTCGACGGGGCTGCTGGTGCGGCGACTAACTACGTCCTGGTCAAGACTGCCAGCGGGGTGTGGTCGCCGTCTTCGGCGGCTGCTGCAATCGGAAACCACCAGCACGGGACCGGCGATATCGTCGGTCTGACCGCCGCGATCAGCGCGGTTGTCAACGCCGTGATTGGCGCGGCTCCGGGCGCGCTTGACACGCTCGACGAGCTTGCGGCGGCGCTTGGTGATGATCCGAACTTCGCCACCACAATCACCAACTTGATCGCCTCAAATGGCGTTCAACCGACGGTCAACGCGGCGACTGCGAAAACCGCGCTCGCGGATGCCGACGTGATGCCTCTGTTGGATAGCGCAGCCTCCAATGGCCTGAAGAAGGTTACGCTGGCGAACCTGATCACGAGCATCTTCAACGGCACGCGCAAGATAGCGAATGGCTGGTTTAACGCTGATACATTCCGGCTCTATAAGGCGGCGACCGCCTTTTATTCATGGTTTGATGCTGTTGCTCTTACAGCCATAAGAAAGATCGTTCTTCCCGATCGCGACATCACGCTAGGCATCACTAAGATTTTCGAGGCAGTCATTAGCGGCGCTGCCACTGATTTTGATATTCCGCCCGGTATTCGGCGCTTCGTACTACGGTTGCAAGCTTATAGCACTAACGGAACTTCTGTTCCCATGGTGCAAATGCGTGGAGGTGGCGTCGTAGAAACCAGCGGCTATTCGGGGGGCGCAAACAATTCAGCGGGCACCACATTTCTGGCGAATACAACCGGGGCGTTTCTCAATATCGGAAACGCGGCTTCAACAACTTATGATGTAGAAATCGAGTTTACTTGGCTGACTGGGAACGCTTGGGCGTTCAAGATTTCCGGAACTAACGGCGGCGCAACCGTTGATGGATACGGGATTAAAACTCTGTCGGCGACATTTGACGGCATTCGCATTCGCGCGGCTAATGGCACGGATGTCGCCGATAACGGATTAGCCTATGGCTTTGTGGAGTATTGATGATGGCACAGGTTGCAAAGGTCGGGCTTGACGGGGAAATAACCTACACGGAAGAAGATTTGCAGGATATGTCGCCCGTCCTGTCATCCGCAGATGTGGACATCGAGCGTGACCGACGCATTACGGCCGGGTTCACGTTCGAGGGTGTCCTCTTTCAGTCCGACAAAGAGGCTCGCGAAAACATCATGGGGGCGCACAAAGCCGCTTCGGATGCGATGATGCTGTTTGGTGCGCAGCCCGGAAATCTCGCTTGGCGCCAGCTTCTCGATCCCGCTGGACCGGAAGTGTTCGAATGGATCGCCTCGGACAATTCCCGCGTTCCGATGGATGCCCAGACGGTGCTTCGTTTCGGCTATGCGGCCTTGACCCACAAGGCGAGCCATATCTTTGCCGCCAGCGATCTGAAAAGCATGGACCAGATCCCGGAAGACTTCGCCACCAATCCGGTTTACTGGCCGTAACCAGCAACCCTCAACATAGCTGAACCCTCAGAAGGAGACCTTGATGGCCGACCTATCCTATTTCCATGGCGTAAATCTAGATGAAAGCGCAGATTCGAGGGCTCTCCTTCGGGTTAGCAATTTCGGTGTGACGTTTGTCAACGGCACGGCACCTGACGCGGATGCCGCGCAATTCGCGATTAACGTCCCGACGCTGGTAACCTCGATCACAGCGGCGGCAGCGCTAGGGGAGGAGGGCACATTGCTTGCGGACCTTACGGCGATCTTCGGCGAGGGTGGCTCGATGGTCATTGTCAACCGCGTTGAAGACAGCGCTACGCCGGCCACTCTGCAGGCGAATTTGCTTGGGGATTCTGTCCAGCGGACCGGGCTATATTCCGCTCTTCGAGCGAAGTCGCTGCTTGGTGTGCAGCCTCGCGTTCTCGTGACGGCTGGCGATACTGGCGCTTGGATCGAGGATGGCCTTGTTTCAGTTACCCTCTCGACGCAGGGGGCGAGTATGACCGAAGCACCGGCTGTTACCTTCACGGGCGGCGGCGCCGATGCTGGCAAGGTTCTTCCAACTGCTCAGGCCATAATGGGCTCCGGTTCTGATGTTGGAAAAGTCGTCGGTATCGCGATCCTGACGGCGGGCAAGAATATGAGTGCCGCTCCAGCCGTATCCTTTACCGGTGGGGGCAGTGACGTGGGTAAGGTACTGCCGACGGCGATCGCCAACATCGGCGATGTCGGCAATCCCTTCATTTCGGCGTTGAATGTGATTTGCCCGCAGATCCGCGCCCGCGGCTACGTTGCCGGTCCGAACACCACCAACGCAGAGGCGGTCCGTTTCCGCAATACGGTCAACGGCGGCCGCATCCTGGTCATTGATCCTAAGGGTATCAAAAATGTGGACGGCGTTCCGGTCACGGTGCCAGTCGCACCGGTTTTCGCCGGGGTGAGGGCGCGCGTCGTCGCCTCTTCTGAGGGCGTCTCTGGCTCGGTCTCGAATAAAATCATCCGCACGCTCGACGGTGTCGCTCGCACGATCCAGTACCCCGTCGACAGCAACTACCTGAATGAACGCCAGGTCTCGACTGTCATCAACGAACGTGGAGGGCTCCGTACCTGGGGCTCGCGGCTGGCGACCGACGACGAGCTTTGGCAGTTCGACAGCGTTCGCGCGACGGCCGATATGGTGAACGAGGCGCTGGAGGATCTGTATTTCATCTACGTCGACCGGAAATTCACCAAGGCGAATCTGAAGATGATGATCGAGGACGGCAACGCTGCCATCCGCGTCTTCAAGAACAACAATGACATCCTTGGCGGGCGGGTCTGGCTGTCAGATCTCAATACGCCGATCCTCAACGCCAACGGCAAGGTTTTTCTCGATATCGAGTTTGAACCGGTCGGCCTGATGGAGCAGATACACATCACCACGTACCGCAATATTCTCTACTACCAGCTGCTGCTGGACGAGGTGCGGGGCGCAATCGAAAATGGCCCGCTCACGGTAGCGGCATAAGGAGAGACGTTCCATGGCTGCTTCCAACCTTCCCCGCTACCTCCTTCGTGATTGCATGCTCTGGGCAGATCGCGAAAGCCAGCTCGGCCAGATCGGCGACATCACGCCGCCGGTCCCCGAAAGCAAGATGGAGGACATGCGCAACGCCGGCATGATCAAGCCGCGCAAGATCAAGCTCGGTTTTGAGGGGCTTGAGTTCTCGTTCAAGATGCCGGGCCTCGATCCCCAGGTCCTGAAGCTGTTCGGCCTCAGGCCAGGCGTCGAGACGCCGTTCATGATCACCGGCGCCACGGTCGACGAGGATGGCACCACGCATTCGGCGGTGATGACCATCCGCGGATCTCTCTACAAGCCGGACCACGGCACGTGGAAGGGTGGCGACATGGCCGAAAACGACAATGCTGTCGCAGTCAATTACTACAAGCTCGAGATCGACGGGAACGAGATCTACGAGATGGACGACTTCGACTTCAAGGTCGGCGGCGTCTCGCAGTACGGCGATATCCGCAACGCGCTGCTCCTCTAACTCGACCCTTCATCGGAGACATCATGAAAACCGTCATTCTCAAGACGCCGGTCGAACACGGCGGCAAGACGTATACCGAACTGACTTTTCGGGAAGCCACGATCGGCGATCTCGTTACCGGTTCGGCCTTCACCACGGAACTCGCCCAGACCGTGGCAATTCTTGCAGCAATCTCTGACACGCCTTTGCCGGCGTTCAAGGCCATCAAGGCCCGCGACCTCAAACTCATCATGGAGGAAACGGCGGATCTTCTGGGAAACGAGCTGATCACGACTGGCGCCTAGTCGCTGGCTTCGTGGCGCACTTCCTTCATACACCGCTCGATGTGATCGAGCGGTGGCCACCCGACAAGCTGATCTCCTATTTCGAGACGGCGCAGCAGCTATCAAAAGCTCTCCATAGGACCAACTGATGGCCACTCTCCAGTCAACCCTGCGCGTCTCCCTCCTGGATGACGTCACCAAGCGCGCCAAGGCGATCACTGGCGCGCTTCGGGGCCTGCAACAGCAGAGCTCCGCATGGGTAAGCCCCTTCCGATCGTTGACGGCGCAGGCGGTTGCCTTCGGTGGCGCCTATCTCGGCGTCACCAGCGGCTTCAGCTCGACCTATCAGGCGGCGGCCGACACCCAAGCTGCGTTGACAGAGGTCGGTATCAAGGCCAGCCTGTCGCAGACCGAGCTCGGCCAGCTGCAGCGTCGCCTGACCGAACTGGCGCCGCGGGTGAACCAGACGAGCACAGAACTGCTTGCCGGTGTTGATGCCATGCTCACCATGGGCGCGTCGGCACGTGACGCGGAAGGGGCTATCCCTGCCGTTGGCAAGACGGCGACCGCAACGGGTGCCGCGATAGCCGATCTTTCGTCTGCTTCCGTTTCTGCCATGCAGAACCTCAACGTGATGCCGTCGCAGATCCAGAAGATGCTTGAAGGCATGACGTCGGCCGGTAATGCCGGCGCCTTCGAAATGAAGGACATGGCGCAGTATTTTCCGCAGCTGACCGCCTCTGCGAAGACGCTTGGGATGCAGGGGGTTCCGGCTGTCAACGACATGGCGGCCGCTTTGCAGATCGCCCGTCGTGGTGCGGGAGATGCTTCGACGGCCGCCAATAACCTGAGCGACTTCATGGGTAAGATCATGACGCCGCAGACGATCAAGAACTTCAAGAAGTTCGGGGTCGACGTCACGAAGGAACTCGACAAGGCGCATAAGAAGGGCATCTCGCCGATCGAACACTTCATCGGATTGATCGACGACAAGACGAAGGGCGGCCGCGGCGAGCTGCTGACCCAGATCTTCGGCGACAAGCAGACGCTGGACTTCGTCCGGCCGATGATCGCCGGCTTTCAGGACTATCTTCGTATCCGCGGCGAGGCTGATCGCGCGAACGGCGTCGTCGCCGATGCCTATAACCGCCGCATGGGGGACGCGAACCAGAAGGTCAAGAGCTTCCAGATCGGCATCCAGAACCTCGGGACCTCGATCGGCAACAATCTTCTGAAGCCGGTCGGCGATGCAGCGGGCTATCTGGCCGACGTCCTGAACACGCTCGATAGCCGTATCACGGTCTTCGATCGCGTAAAGTTTGCCGCGCAGGGCTTTATTAGCGGGCTCGGCTTCAAGGACGGTGAGCTCAGCACGATTGCCAAAGACTGGCGGGAATTCATCTTCGGTGTCGAGGATGGCAGCAAGGCCGCTGACCAGGCCGGTCTGATTTTCAAGCGCTTCCGTGACTGGGGTGATGACATTCGCTACTTCACGACCTCGATCACCGACAATCCCATAGGGCGGTTTCTTGGAGACATCGCGCCCTATGGCCTGCAGATCGCCGCATGGTCAGTCGGTATCGGCTGGCTGGCCGGCGCGGTCAGGAAGCTTGCGAGCGCATTGTTCTTCCTCTCCGGAGCGTCTGCCCTGGTCAGCGCCTTCAAACTTGCGAAGGGTTTGGCGGGCATCCTCGGCGTCGGTGGCGGCGCAGCCGCGGGTGCTGCCGGCGGAGCGGCTGCAAGTGCCGCAGGCGGCGCTGCCGCATCGACAGTCGCAAAAGGCGGTCTGCTTGCGCGGCTGGCGAAGATGGGCATCTGGGGGATGGCCGGAATGGGCGCCTGGGATGCCGCGAAAGCTTCTTATACCGGCGATACTCCTTATAAACAGGGAAAGACCGTCCTTCCCGACTTCACGGATCTGCTTCACCTGCTTGGCTCGAAGGCCAGCAGCACCCTGTCCACCGATGGCGGTCCGGGTTTCCAGGAAGGGATGAAGGCGGAAAACGACCGGTTCTTGTCGAGCTGGTTGGAACAGCACGGTGGCGGCGCTCCGAAATACGGCACGACAGATACCCTTGCGGGGAAGTCGGCGGACGACGCTGTCCGGATCGACGCATCCAGCATTGCGGCCATGGTCCAGCCAACCGGCACCCAGGACGTGAGGGTTACAAACCCGCAGCCTCCGAACATCACGATCCACGCTCCGATCTCGATCAGCGGGGTTGTCGATCCCCAGGCTGCGGCGGCCGCTGCTGTCTCCAAATTGGGAGAGACGACCAAGGCTGCCGTCGAGGCTGCGGATACCGACTAGCGATGGCTATTTAAGCCGCAGCATGATGTAGTAATCCGTGTCACGCCTTTCGATGGTATATTCTGCATCATAGATATTACCGGTGGGTGAGACTATCTCCGCGGCGCAGGTTCTGATTGTCGGTGTTGCCGACGTTTCCCTGGGGTTCCTAACCTCTTTCGCGTCGAGCTTGGACACGTTCAGAGGAATTCTCGGAAACAGTTCCTTGACCTTTGCGACGGATGCATAGGCATCGCAGCTTGTTGGTCCGAGGGCGAGAAGGGGGTTTAAGGAGCCGTTCATTGCATATACCGCGAACGCTACGGCAGCAAACCATGTAGCCAGCGGAAACTGGTTGCGCCGCAGGCGACGGTTTCGTGAAAACAGATAGACTGGAACGAGCAGAGCGGCGGCCCAAAAGCTTGTCGAGCGATCTCGACGGCCGCTCTGCTTGATGGCCCGCTCGTCGAAATACCCTAGGGTGCCATTCACGACGCAATACGCCAACAACACAACTGGTGGATCCCCCTCGGTCGTGGAGAGGGCGTTTTCCACGAAGTAACCAAGAGCAGGCACAATCGCCAGGAGCCAAATCCAGACGTCAGTGATGGCGGAAGGAGGAAGCGGAGGGGGAATGTCTGGCTGCTGCAGCTCCGACACTTCGGAGTACCTCTTCCACGTAGCGCCGAGCGCGCCATTCCACACCAACGTGTCTTCGTTGATGTCCCCCTTCTGGAATTTCGACATTATTTCTTCTTGCGTTACAGGACCGGCCTGCCGCCCGTTTACGCTATAGTGCCAATTGGCCATGGACTCACTCCCCCGCCTTGCCCGCGAGCATACCAAGAAAAATGCTGGCAGGAAGGGTTTGCACTTTCCATCTCTGCAACCAAGAGGAAATCTATGCCCGGCCCGATCCCCATGACACTCGGCTCTTTCGCCTTCGAAGCGATCGGCTTCGGCTATGACACCGTGTCCCGCAGAGTCCAGACACCCTGGGCGGAGATCGCTGTAGCCCAAACCCTGAACCAGCATCAGTGGACCGGTCCAACCTCGGAGGAAGTCTCCATCCGCGGCGTGCTATTTCCGGCTGAATTCGGCGGGCAAGACTCTCTCGACGGCATCATAGCCTCGGCGATGAGCGGTGCGCCGCTGATGCTCGTGTCTGGCAACGACGCCGAAGGGGTCATCCATGGCACCTTCACGATCCAGTCCGTCGACGAGGATCGCAGCTTCCACGACGCCCGCGGGCAACCGCACCGCAATAGCTACTCAATCGCGTTGAAGCGGTACGGGCAGGGCGGCGCGACAGACGCGGCCGCCACCTTGCCGCCTATCCTCAGTCTTTTCGGGTGATCCATGGGCACGACATACGTAACCAAGCAGGGAGAAACGATAGACCTCGCTTGCTGGCGCCACTACGGGCGCACTCGCGACGTCGTCGAGGCGGTGCTTGCTGCCAATGCGGACCTGTCTCTCCTTGATGTTGTCCTGCCGATTGGCACGCGCATTGTCATGCCCGATATCACTTTAACCAGGCCCGTCGACAACCTCATCAGCCTCTGGGACTGACATGCATCCGCAAATCGAGATCACGATCGACGGCCAGCCGGTGGCCGGCGCTTTCTATGAGCGTCTGCTTTCCGTCTCGGTGACCGACAAGGAAGGGCTTGCCTCGGATACGTTCCAGATGGAACTGAACGACGGCCCGCCGCAATATCTGGCGATACCGCGCACGGGCGCGATCGTCGATATTCGCGTCGGGTATCACGCCCTCCGATCGATAGGGCTGTTCGTCGTCGACAAGGTAACCGCTAAGTGCCTTCCTTACTCCATGTCGATTTCAGGCAAGGCGCGCGACATGCGCGATGGCAAGTTCAAGGAACGTCAGGAGCGTCACTGGGACAAGAAGAAGGTCAAGGACATCGTCGGCGAGATCGCGGCCGAAACGGGACTGTCTGCTTCCGTCGATACGCAGATCGGTGAGCACGAATATGAGTGGTTCGGCCAGCAGGACGAGACCAACGTTCATGTCCTGCGCCGGCTCGCCGATCGGCACAACGGTCTGTTCAAGGTGAAGGACGGCCGCCTGGTCTTTTCGAAGCGTGGATCTGGAAGCGCCGCCTCCGGTTCGTTCCTTGGTTCTGTCGTCGTTGCGCCGTCGAAGATCGTGCAGGGCAGCTGTTCGTTTGAGGCGAACGACCGCACGAAGTATTCGAAGGTCGTTGCATACTACCAGGACAAGGACCAAGCGCAGCGCGTCGAGGTCGAGGCTGATGGGGATGCGGACGGCGACAGCGTCTACCGAATCCCGGAACCGTTCGCGAGCCCGGCCGAGGCGGACAAAGCGGCGCAGTCCAAGGCAAAAGACCTGAAGCGCGGGGAAGGTGCAGCATCGGTGACGGTGATCGGCGACACGTCGATCTGTGCCGGCGCGGCGCTGCTCTTCGAAGGGGTCAGGCCCGGGCTCGACGGTGTTCCCTACATCATCGACACCGCAACCCATACCTATTCAAAATCTGAGGGATACCGGACTGGTATCAGCGCCAAGCTCTACGACGGAACCTCTTCAGGCGAGGATGATGGTGGGTCCGGAGGCGGAGCATCGGGCGGAGGAAAGGTCGCTCCGAACGCTCCCGCGGGCACGCCGCCAACCCCGTCCGAATGGAACAGCACGCGGCGCTATGGCCGCACTGATGAAAACTGAAGCCGCGTACATCGAGGCCTGATCGGCCACTTTCCAAAATCCATGAAAATTAGGGAACACTGTCATGAGCGTCATCACTGCCGCGCAGATCCGCGCGGCTGCAAAATCGCGTGTCAATGAAGGCAATATGAACTCGGTCCTGGTCGCGCTCGACAAGTTCGGGCTGGGGCTGGGACTGAACAGGCCGCACCGGGTCGCGCATTTCCTCGCGCAGCTGATGCACGAGAGCGGCGCCTTCCGCTTCGATCAGGAGGTATGGGGACCAACGGCTGCGCAGGCCCGATATGATAGCCGCACCGATCTCGGCAACACGCCGCAGGCCGATGGCGACGGCTACCTCTACCGCGGCAGGGCCGGCATCCAGATCACCGGCAAGGACAACTACGCCGCATTCCGCGATTGGTGCCGGAAGAAGGGCTACAATCCGCCGGACTTCGTTGCGCAGCCGGATCTCGTCAATACCGATCCATGGGAAGGCCTGGTGCCTCTCTGGTACTGGTCGACGCGGAACCTGAATGCCTACGCCGACCGCAACGACATAGAGACGATCACCAAGAAGATCAACGGCGGCAAGAACGGCCTGGTCGACCGCATCGACTACTATGGCCGGATTTCGCTCGTCCTGCTTGGCTACCAGCCGAACGAGGCGGACATCCGCCGCTACCAGTCCGAGCGCGGCCTTGACAGTGACGGGGACGTCGGACCGAGGACGAGGGCGCAGCTGCACAAGGATCTCCTGGCACTCTCGGGAGCGTCGGTGCAGATGGCCGCCTTCTCGGCCTCGCCTGTCACCGAAGAGAAGGCCGTGGTGCCGGTCGCGGTTGAGACGCAGGTGAAGCGCAAGTTCAGCCTGTTCGGCCTGTTTGGTGGCGGCGGATCGTTCACCGGTCTCGGCCTGGCTGCCTTCGCGGGCATGGACTGGCAGGTGGTCGCGGTGCTGGCCGTCGTCATCCTGGTCACGCTGATCCTCGGCCTCCTTCTTCAGAACGCCGTCGTCTCGGCGATCGGAAAGATCAAAGCGGCGGTCGAGGCATGATCACCGACAAGATCAGCATGGCGCTCGGCGCGGCCGGCGGGCTGGCGCTCGGCTTCGCCGTCTTCACCACCGTCAACGCCGTCTGGTGGCTTCCTGCCGCCAAGAGCGAGGCCCGCGCCATCGAGCGCGCCACCATGCAGGCAGCAACCGACAAAGCCGTAGGAGAACTGAGCAATGAAGCTGACAAGGCTCGCTTTAACCGTCGCATGTGCCGTGAGCGCGGCGGCGTGTACCTCAACTCAACAGGTCAGTGCCTCGAAGGGGCAGCTGTCCCGCACGGCTAGGGCAATCGTCGGCACCTCGCTGATCGGTGCGAGAGGCGCTACGCCTGTCGATCAGGAGGCGATTGACGACACGGTCGCCGGCGTCTGCGGGGCAGGCGTGTGGACGCCGGGGGAATGCCTGGCGCATGACCAGAAAACAGCAAAGAAGCCAATCTGACATGCTGATCTTCGCCCACATCCGCGATAATTTCGCGAACGCCTTCTTCCCTCGCCTCAGTGAGTGGGCTGCAGCCGGCTGCTTGCTCGGGGTGGGATGGATGCTGTCGATCAACTCCGACCTGATGACGTCGACGAAGACGCAGGCCTACCAGCTGATGCTCATGATCGCGGAACAATCGACGTGGGCGACCTTTATGCTGATCTTTGCTGCGGCCAGGTTGGTCATTCTGCTGATCAATGGAGCATGGCGACGGAGCCCGCATCTGCGTTCGATCTCCGCGTTTCTGACGTGCTTTTTCTGGACGCAGATTGTGCTGTCGTTTCTTCCGACCTTCGGCTTTGCGTTCGTGTTCTCGGCCGCGTTCCTGTGCCTCGACTTCGTGAACTCAATCCGGGCGGCCCGCGATGCCCGAATTGTCGATGCAGCATATTCAAGGGGCGCGCAATCCGGTGGACAAGACTGAAATTCTTACGAACTTGGGCGTTGTCGTCGCCGGCATACTCGGCATGCTGGCTGGATATTTCACAAAGCGGAAAGATGCTCCGGCCCGTCCCGACAAGGGGGACGCGATTGTCGCCGGGCTGGGGCTAGAATTTGGAAACCGACTGCAAACGGATCAGGTCATTGCCGAGCTGAAGCGGATCGGCGACAGCCTTGCTGTTCTTGCCGACCGCAAGCAGGCGACGACAGAGGCGAAGCTGGACCGCATTCTTCAGGAGCTCGACGAGGCGGAAGAACGAGAGCGGGAAGCGCTTGCCAAACCAACGCGACCACGTCGAGGGCCGCGATCGCCGCGATAGCTTTTGACTGTACGAATTCACCAGATGTGCTAGCTTGTTCTTGCACATTCGATGGCGGGCCTAGAGCCCCGTAGCCTTAGCCGGCTGCGGGGCTTTTTTCTATTTGCACCAGTCGTTCTTGTTTCCCGGCCGCCATTCGCGCGCGGTACCGTCCTTTAGCAAGATTTGGCCGATCTCTCGCCCGTCTGGCAGATAGAGGTTGACCGGCGGACGGTCGAAACCGTCTATCCCTTTTGCCTCGATCTTGATCCTTTTGCCCTGGATGAGGTCGCCCAGGTGACGCTTGGCGATCAGTGCCAGCCTGCGCTCTTTCTCGCACTTCGCATGGCTGCCAATCTCGGGCGTGTCGATGCCTCGGACGTCAACGACGCCTTGTCCGAGAAGGCGCATATTCCGGCCGTCGCACTTCACGGTATCACCGTCCACGGCGGTCAGCGATGCGCAGATGATGATCGCTCCTATCAATGTTCCACCTGCATTTCCGGGCTCCTGCGCACCTGCATGCCGCGATAAGTCTGCGGGCGATGCTCCATGCAAAACCAGTCCGTTTTAGTCTTGTCGCGCTCGAAGCCGAAACCTCCCCACGCTTTGCACCCGGGGTGTTCGCACCAGTGCTCGAAATGCACCGGCGCAGAGGGATGGGTTGCCGTGCGCTCGTCACTCATAGCAATGTCGGCACCTCTTCCAGGGGCTTCGCCGGCGGCTCCACAATCACGAGCATGTTTCCCGGTAGCGGCCGCTGCAGATGTTTGGCCTCATCCCATGGCGCCGTCAGCCACAGGTCGACCTCTTCGGGCGTGGTGAGGATCGCCGGCATGGCCTTCTGATGGATCGGGGAAACGATCTCGTTGGGGTCCGTCGTCAGGAAGCCGAACAGCTCATATTCCCGCTCTCCGTCTCGCACCTTTCGAACACCGCGCCACGGCGTCCAGAACCCGGCGAAGAACATCAAGGGGCGTTCCTCGCTGCCAGCGAACCATGCGTTCGGCACTCGGCCGCCAATGACCTTGCTCGCCGGGTCCGGTTCCGCGAACGAGGTGAACGGAACAACGCAGCGGCTGGTTGGGCCGAGCCAGCGCCGCCAATGCGGAGAGTTGACGTTTCGGATGTTGGTGACGCCTGGATCGTAGTTCTTCACGAATGCCGGAGGCGATGGCATGCCCCATGTCACGCTGGCGATTTCCCGCTGCCCGTCCTCACCCATGCGGACGACCGGCGCCTGGTAGCCGGGGTAGACATCCAGCGATGGCTGGTTCCAGCCGGCCTTGTCCCGGAAGGACTTGGTGAACTGCAGGACGGCCTCTCGGCTTGTCGTCACGTTGTAGAGATTACACATAGCTCCTCCGCTAAAGCCTTTTGTCTCGCCATATTGGCCGCTTCACCATCCTGATTTCAACCAGTTCCCGGATCACAAGGTCTTTGATCTTGCTTCCCATGATGGTCTCGAAGCTAACCTCCGTATAGTCATTTCGTCCACAGGCCCTGCACCGAAACTGGCGCTGAAGCTGAAGGACATGTCGTTGCCCGGTCAGCTTGTAGATGTCCATCGGACGGTAATAACGGGTGATCTTGGGGCTGCACCAGGTGCAGGTAACCCGGACGAATTGTCCGCGCTCTTCGGCATCGGTCAGGCGCGGGATCTGATTTTCCCGATAGGCATGGGCAAAACCTTTCCATTCGACGCTGGGCACGGCTCACCCGTCGTAGGTTGGTTGCCATCCGCGGGAAAAGCCTCTGCTACCGGCAAACTCCGCAAGAGCGAGTTGCTGGTGAAGGCGCCGGATCTCCGCGATGAGCGCCGCAATGGCGGCGTTGGCATCATCGCCGTGGGCGATCAGGATGGTCGTGACGTCGGCATGCTCACGAGCCGTCTGTTGAAGCGGTGCGGTCATTGCTCGCCGTCCTTCGCTAAATCGAAGCCGAAGACGATAGGTCGTTCTCGCCAGCGGCCGTCGACCTCCTGAATACGTTCCGTTTGGCAGACCCCGATCATCGGCCGGCCGGATTCGTCCATGCGCTTTGTCAACTTCTCCAGCGCCGCTTCGGCATCAGGGGCATTGTCCCAGTCGCTGAGGAAGTTCGAGGGCAGCTCGATCGTATCCTCTATCCCGCTTTTCCAAAGCACTCGGAAATCACCTTCAGGGGACATCGCCAACTCGAGCCATGAGGAGGTCGGCCAATCGGTGTACCCTTCCATGCCCCAGATCTCGGCCTTGAAGAAGCCGAAGCGGTCGCGGTCAGGACGCTCGACGATACCGGCGATTAGTTCGCGGCTCGGATTGTCTATCGGCCGCACGAAAGACCATGCGTATGCCAGCGTCATGAGCGGATCATCCGGCGGGGCCGGCACGAAATCATCTGCCATTGGCTACGCCTCCAGTTCAAGTTGTGGTGCATCCTCAACGGACCCGGACGCCTTCCGCTTCGGACTGCGGGGCTTGGAGCTCTTCGCGCGTGCGCGTCCGATCGGCTCCGCCACCAATTCCAAGGGAGCAGTGTCTTTCGCGGGCTTAATGATAGTCGGCGCAACGGCTGCCGCGACGGGCTCCGGTGCCAGAGGTGGGATTGGGGCAAACGTAATCATCGTTGGACCTCGTGAGCAGGCATGGCTTCTCCTTCACGCCGAAGCGCGGTCGAGCTGTGGATAATTTGTGGATAGCCACCCGCCATGGCGGCCTCGATGTTCTAATTATGTTCTCGTTTGGGGATGAGTCAACAGGGATTCTTTTTAAGAATTTGCTGATGGAATGCGGGCATGACAAAGCGCCCGCGAAAACCTTCAAAACCTCTTCTCATCGACGAGAACGCGCCTCTGCAGAGCCGGCCAGTCAAGCGCCGCGATCCTAAGCAGCCGCATCTTCCTTTCGATCCCATGCCGGAGCGGGTTGAACCTTGCCTCGCGCTTCTGAAAAGCAAGCCGCCGCACGGCGATGAGTGGTCCTATGAAATCAAATGGGACGGATATCGGCTGGCCGTGCATATCGAGCCCGCCGGTATTCGGATCATCACCCGCGGTGGTCACGACTGGACGCACCGGTTTCCGGCAATCGCCGATGCGGCCAGAGCCCTCGGTCCGACCACCATGATCCTCGACGGCGAGGCGGTGGTGCTCGACGAACAGGGGCGGTCAGATTTCGGCCTGTTGCAGAACTCTTTGGGTGCATCGGGTAAGGCCGGTGGCAAGCTGCCGTCGCGCAATTCGATCCTCTATGCCTTCGACCTGCTTTACCTCGATGGGCACGATCTGCGCGGCCTTGAATACGCCGCTCGCCGACATCTGCTGGAAGACGCGCTTGACGGGCAAGGGGAGGCTATCAGGATCTCTGAAGGGTTCGATGCCGATCCCGATGATCTCCTCGCCCACGCATGCCGGTTTGGTTTAGAGGGCATCGTTGCCAAGCATCGCGACCGGCCATACCGGTCCGGCCGGACGGGCGACTGGCTGAAGATCAAATGCATCCAGAGCGACAGCTTCGCCATCATCGGCTATGAGCCGTCAACGGCGCTGCCCGGCGCAATTGGGAGCCTGCTGCTGGCTGCCCGGTTCCGAGACGGCTACAGATACGTCGGCAGTGTCGGGACCGGGTTCAAGCACGACGTCGCCCGATCGCTGAAGAAGCAGCTCGACAAGCTCGAGACGAAGCTGCCGCCTGTAAAGGTGCCGGGAAACAATCTGGTGCTGACCGCACCTGCTTTGACTGCCGAGGTCGAATACCGGGCTTGGACGAATGACGGCAAGCTGCGGCATCCATCGTTCAAGGGATTGCGAGATCCGGATGATACCTCGGAGATCTACCGGCTACCGGACTAGTCTAGGTTCCGCCTGATTGCCTTCAGCAGCGCGTCGAGCTCGGCGTTCGATCCATGCGCCAGCACCAGGTTATCCGCCACCTCGATGATTGCCGTCAGCACCTCGGTCTCTTCCCATCCCGCTTTGACGGCAGCCTCGACGATCTCCTGCAGCGGGATCTCGATCGCCATCTGACAGAGGAGGTGTCGGTTCTCGTCGTCGGGCGGGACAGATGGAGCGGGGATGTCGATCATATGTTTCGACATAGAGCGCATCGGGCGGTCGAAAAGGTCGGCAGAGTTTTACGGCCCCACTGAGCACGTTCGGCTTACAGTATTGGCGAACTGCAACTCCAGTGACATAGTTGTTTAATGGAAACAGCTCGCGTCGACATCGTGTATCGCCCGCTGCGAGTTGCATTCGCAGTCCACTCCAGTGACCTTGATAGCGTCCGAAGTGCGGTAAGGTACTGTCACAGCCTATGGGGTGGTCGTTACAATCCGATTATATTAGTCGACCGGCCGGAAGCCCACCAGTTGGTGGAACTGTTCCGGCCTGACATCGTGACCTCAGTGGGAGATCATGCAGACCTAGTCCCATTCGTAGAGAGGTACGTCGGTCTCCAGCGTTCACATGTTCCGGCGAACCTCTTTTATCCGATGTACGGCGGTCGGGAAGGCACGGCCACTGTGCTGGATGTTCGAAATCTCATGGTCCATCGGCGCGATACTCCTGATTGGAAGGCAATGGTCGAGCATGGCGTTCGCGTCGCCACATGGGACAATGCCGACCCGCTGGCCGATGTTTTTTTGATGCAGTTTGGGCAGTTCGCTGCGAAGGAAGCGATTGGAATCGACTACAGAGACAGTATGGATCGGGCTGTTCAGTCAGTTAATGTGCCGATTACCAATGGTGCGCCTATACCGGCAGAGCTCATGCAGCACCCGGGGATTTCCTATCTAAGCTCCTATGATCTAGCGCCACATTATTCGGCGCAGGCGGGATGGGACTATCCAGGCTTTTATTTGGGTAGCGCGGCGAACGTGGATGACCTCGCCACATTCTGGAATCTTAGAGCGTGCGGGATCCAGATGGCATGGCACGACCTCCAACACCACGCGCGTTTTGACCTTGTCAAAGCTGAATTCGAGGCAAGGCTGCGCACCAGGCTTGCTGGTCGCGAAAATTTTCGAAACAAGCCCGCCGTTTGGTGCTTGGCTGCCAATCATGAAAACGCTTCCGCGATCATTGGCGATGGAGAGTGGACCATCGTCGGGGTGAGCGAATCGACATGGAATGGCCACAACGTCAGCCCTGCGAAAATGCACTTCGGCACAGAGTCGGCGCTAGCAGTGCTCGGTGGTCCGAAACAATTGCCTCGTCTTACCTTTGCGCTGAAAGACAAGCCTTTCGCGTCGGACCCTTGGTTTTACGAGCAGCACCTCGTTGCTTCTATTTCGGTGATTGGCGCGCGTGGCGACGGCAGCAACTACACATTCACGCCGCCATGCGTCCCGGAACTGAACGAGTTCGCCGCCCGCGCGATGACCCTTGGCTATGATAACCTGCGGCTTGAGCCCGAACACGTCGGCATCATCATCAACGTCGCCAGTGTTGACCTTAGACTCGGAGCCATTCCCGTTCCCGCGCTCATCGAGCGGACGTTCGCATTGGCCGGCTTTGAGGCCAAGCTGAGCGCAAGTGGCCTCGTCACCCGTCAACTTGTCACCAGTATGGGAGGCTTGGACGGCGTCCGGGCCTTCAAGATTCCGGGCGTCCGCAGACTGATCAAGTCCTTTGGCCCAACGCATTCGTTCTCCAAAAAAGATGCACTGAACAAAATTGGCTCGAAGGACGCTGGCGGTTCGACGTTTTCCGACTATCGGCAGCTGTACATCGAGCCGCGTGGACCGGACACGGAGCTCACGCCGTCTATGGTTTTCACTCATTTGGTTCACAATGGCCTGTTCCGCATCGGTTCGGATCTGCGCTGCCCGACGTGCCAATTATCGAGCTGGATCCCGCTCGACAATTTAAAGCAGAAAGCCACATGTTCGCTTTGCGGAACCGACTTTGATGCGACCCGACAGCTGGTCGACGGGCAATTCGCCTACAGACGGAGCGGCGTCCTAGGCGTCGAAAGGAATGCCGCCGGTGCCATACCCGTAGCCATGGTACTACAGCAGCTCTTCATAAACCTGAGCAGCATGTCCCTGACCGAGAGCTATGGTGCCTCGTATGATCTCAGGCCAATTGATCCTACCGGTGAGCTACCTGTCTGCGAGACGGATTTTGTAGCCCTACTGCGCGAACCTCGCTCGTCGAAGCCGGCGATAGTGATCGGCGAATGTAAGGACGTTGGTGGTGCGATCGACGCCAACGACATCGAACACTTGCGGCAAGTTGCCGATGCTTTTCCGCGAGAACGCTTCGCAGTGTACATTCTGCTCGCCAAGTTGTGCGCGTTCACACCCGACGAAATTGAGCTAGCTAAGTCCCTCAATACCGAGTTTCTCCGCCGCGTGATCCTCCTTACCCACAAAGAGCTTGAGCCGTATCACTTCTACGAGCGGCACAGGGGGGACAACGGGAAGGAACTCTACGCATCCAGCGCTGATGATCTCGCGGACGCGACCCATCGACTTTACTTCCAGCAGCCATAGGCTGTTGAACGGTGATCTGCCTATGCTTGTCGAGGTTCCCATGCTGGATACTGGCCGAGCGACTGCGTGCATTCAGATGCGCTGTCTGTATATCCCTCCAGTGTCGACTCGATGGCCAACCTCGACAGAGAGTGCGCGTGGCGTGAACGCAGCGCGAACATTGAGCGCCGGAGTTCGGGACATTTCCGGGACTTTATGCGCTGATCTTCGTATTTTGAGCGGTTTTTGTTCCGTTTTCCCCTTTCGGGGAGAACATCCAAAATCCTGATTTTGACTGAGATTTCAAGGGGAT